CGGGGCTGCACGGAAAATCGTACCCGCGTCGATTGGGCGGAACGAGTGGAACTTGCGACCCGATGGGGTGTCAATCCAAATCATTTCCGTGGCTGTCCGTCCGAAGACGACCGCGTTGCGGGCCGACATGAAAAGGTACTGTCCGAAGGTGAGGGCCTCTTGGTCATCCCACCCACGAGTTTCACCGCACGTCATCAGAAGCTGTTCGACCTCCGCGATGCGCTTCTGCAGAGCTTCCTTCTGCTCGCTCTTCAGGTTCTCGGTGAAGCGAGGCTTGGGCTCAAGACGTACACCGGTCGAGAACCGGTCTGGCTGGGGGCGTCCGAAGGCTGCGAGTTGGTTGCTGCGGGTGTTGACGATGGCGGCGACCAGGTCGTCTTGAATCGAAATGCGCTTCAGGACTTCGTCCGGCAGCAGGCGCAGCTTTCGCTTCCACAGAGAAGCGTAGACGTTCTGCGAGTTCGGCTGTGTGTCGAAGGCGAGGCGCTCGATAGAGTCACCCGGGCCGTTGAGTACGTTCAAGACCGACTTGATGAGCGGGTTTGAGTCCGCCATCGCTTGCTCATGAGACTTGAGGTCCGACTTCGACAGCGGCTTCGAGGTCTCAGCGGCAGCGAAATACGGGTCAGCAAAGGCCATGCTGACCTTGTTCTTGCGAGGTGCTTCTTGGGCAGGGACGTCGGAGAACTGTTCCAGAATACCCCGCTGGAAAGCCGTGAGTTTCTTGGCCATGGTTTTATCCTACCATCAGAACTGTGACGTCAGCGGCGACCGCAGAACGGTTGAAAATCACCAGCGACCAGGTCGGACCGAGACGGGCGTAAAACCCGGGCTTGGTCGGATCGCTGGAATCGAAGGGGGTGGTCCTCTGGAAGTCCCCGGTATCGCCATTGACACGAGGAACGACTTCTTGGGTCGATTCGATGTACAAAAGCCTCTTGGCTTCCGTGAAAAAGCTCATACCAGCGGCGCCTGGAATGATGGCAGTCTGCGTAGCCAGAGGCGTAGTGCTGACGAACTCGACGAAAAGGTCGGTGACAGCGCTCACCTTGAAAATCTGTCGAGCGGAGGCAGAGAACCCTGCAGTGATGTCGAGGGAGTCGCCAATCTGGACGCCAGCAGCGCTGTAAATCCGGAGTTGGTCATTGCTGACCGGTGTCGCTACTTCGCCAATACCTTCGAAGCCCTGGCCCGTGGGTCGCACGAGAGTGATGATTTGCGAGCTTGTCACGCCGAGAACGGTCCAGTATCCTGCGTTCAAGACCGAGATGACGTTTGCTGCGTCACCGGTCGTCGTGTGAGGGATGAACACGTGGTCGCCTACGACTACAGAGCCGAAAACGGCCGAGGCGGCGTTCAGAGTCATCGTCGCGTTCGCATTGACGGTGAAGGTGAGAGCTACCCCGCTAGCGGCAATAGCTCGCCCGGTACGGAGACCTGGGTTGGCCCCACCAGTGTGGGTGATTCGGTACGTGCTGGCGTTTTCGACGACCAGCAGGTCGAGGCCGAATGCAGTGGTACCGTCAATCGTGGTCGGCCTGACGCCCGTGAAGATGGTCAACGCCTGGCCAGGCTCAATCCGATGCGCCTCGATTTTGGGGTCGGTGACGGCAATGCCGCTGACGTCACGAGTCCAGTCCAAAAACCGCAAACGGGGGTTGCTGCTGGCCTGAGCATCGCCGAAAGCGACGATTTTTGCTGTAAAATTGAGGGTAGCTTGCATGGAATCTCCGGGGCGTAGATTATCCGTCCCAAACGAAGCGGTTTTTCTTGACTGTGGTGCCAGAAACTGTGGTACCGCTAGAGCTACCGGACATCGAGCCGGTCTCACGTCGAATGAGGTCGGTCATCCAGTTCTGCTGACTATTTGGGTGCTTCGACTCGGGCGTTGCGTGGGCTTCGACTGTCAAGGCCGTTCGGGTGTCCTCTTTGAGGGCGCCCTTGGAGCCTAGCACATTCATGATGACGTAACGCAATGCGTCGGCTTCGTCGTCGTCGGTGCCGTCCGGCTCTTCGGTAGGCAGCCCGTCGTTGGTGACCACGAGCTTGTATTTCTTGAGGTTTTTCCAAAGCTTGTCGCTGACACCAGCGTCCTCGGACAAGAAGAACAGCCTGGTCTTACCTCGGCCCGACATCAGCAGTGAGCGGATGATTTCGATACCGGCCTTGACACTGAAGGGCTTCTTCTCCCACTTAATCATTCGGAAGCCGCGCTTCTCGAAGGTTCTGATTGACCCCGGGTAGGCCGGGTCTGCGTAAATGCGCGGATTGTTGAACATGAGCTTGATGTACTCGGAGTTCGCGGTCATGTCGTCGAGTTCCAGGCCTGGCTGGGAGTAGCAGTCGAGGACGAAGACATACTGGCCGAACGTCGCAATCGTGACGATGGCGAAGGGGTGGGTGAACCCGAAGTCCATGCCGGTGTAGAACCGCGCGCCTTTGTTCATCAGCAACGCGATGAGCGAGGTCTTGGTATAGTTCTTGACTTCTTCTTCGGCCAGGACCATAGCCGCCATCTGGTTGGCGGTCTTTTTGTGAAGGTCTTCCGACAAGCGCGGGAACACGAGACCGCTGGCGTCAGGCTTGCGGCACAAATACTCGGTCGTGATGAAGTCCGGGCTCGGAGCTTGCTGGAACTTTTCGATCGCGAACGAAATGGGCTTGAGCATCGGGCTCTTGGAGGTCTGGTTGGTGGCCAGACGCCCCTTGCACGCCGCAAAGATGCGACAACTCTTGCAGCCCGCGAAGCCCTCTTTGGTGTACCAACCCTTTTGTTCACCGGGGCTAAGGCCGTCGAACTGGTCCTTGGTGATGTGGCGGACCTGGTCGTCGTTGATGTAGTACTCTTGCTTGGGTTCGTCAGGCTTGTGACGAGCAGGTTCGCAAGCGTGCGTTACGTCAATCAGGTTCCAGTGCTTGATTTTGAGCTTGGTGCGGTCCGACTCGTCGATTTCGTGCTGTACGAGTCCCGTACGAGACTTACGAGTCGACGTGAGGAGCGTGAGCGGCAACATGCCGTCACGGGGGTCGGGGATGTTCTGGGCCTGGTGGTACGCCGCGATGTTTTGCTTGGGTACGACGTCGACTTCGTCAATGACGAAAAACTCGACGTGGTCGCTGTTTGCGCCAGCCATTGTGCAAACGACGATTTTGAGGTAATTGTCCCTGCGGTGATATTCTTGCTGCTGGGCAAGTGTCAGGGCAGAGAACTCAGTGTCGTTGAGGATTTCGCCGGTCTTTTTGTGGGCGAATCGAACGAGCTTGATTTCTCGGGAGTTGTCTCCGACGACGAAGTCCTTGAGGACGGGCCGACGGAAAAAATCCTTGATGTAGCTGGCCGACTTTTTGGACTGGGCCTCGATGGCGGCCATGTGACCGATGTTGCGGGTCGTATGCAGCAGAGCCATCGTTTCGAGCACGGCTGCGGACAGTGTCTTGAAACCACCTCGATTGGCGTAGGTCATGACCTTCGAGCTACCGGCAAGGTCGTTCCTCAGAATACGGTCGTAGTACTCCCAGGCGGCGTCAAGGGGTGACGAGTTCGATTCGTCCTCTACGACGATACAGTCGGGGAAGTCGATTTTCAGAAAGTGGATAATCCACGACTTGAAGTGAGCCCTGGTCGTACATGGAGTGAAGAGAAGCTTGCGGTTTTCCTGGAGGTTCATTGCTTCACCAGGAACTCAAGCATTTTGGCCGCTTCGGCAGCCTCGACGGGCCGGTCGGCCGCAAGTTGCGGAGGGCGAACCAGTTCGGCCTCGACTACGTCTGGCTCGTTGGCGACGTAGGTCGTCCGCTGAGGCTGCTGAGGTGTCGGGTTGGCGCTGGTGAGTTGATGCATGATGCCAATCAAGTCCTTGTAGGTCTTGAAAGACATCTCCTTGAACTCGCCAAGGTCTTCGGGGTTGCCGGTCTGCAGATACCGCTTGAAACGGTCACCGACGAGCTTCCGGTACACCGCCATGCCGTCAGCGGCAAATTGGATCGACTCAAGGGCAGACTTTTCGACCGTCTGCTTGACAGTCGACATCAAGTCGGCGACGTACTCGTCCCTCAGGCGGTCCCAGTCGTGCTCGATCCTGGCCCTGACGATGAGCCCCAAGCCAAGCGACCCGTAATTCGGGTTAAGTCGCTGAATTTCCTCAGTAGAGTAGCCCTGGAGGAAAAGCCCAAACAACTGGATGGCTGTTTGGGTCGAAAGGAATTTATCGCTTGCGAGCTTTGCGAGCGCTTCTTTTTCCTTTGGATTTAGCAGACTTTCTGCTCTTGCTAGCTGGTCGGGGGTCATCTTGATTGATAGTACCACGGTCCACAGTCCATTTCGGACCTAGCACTTGACAAACAAGAGCTTCCATCATCTGCTGAACGTCCTCAAGGGTCCGTTTGAATCCACGTGGAGCAGGTCCACCTGAATAGGTTACGTGCTGCTTGTCAGTGTCAACTCCCAAAACGACTTTCGAGCCCATGATGAGCATCGCGTTGCGCTTGAGGGTGACAAGCTGGGCTTCGTAGACCTGACCAGTCCAGGTTGCGGTCTGCCGCAAGGTCTCGAAGAGCCCGATACGGGGGTCCCCTGGCTGGGTGACGCCACGGCGAGCGGCGGCATTGAGAAGTGGCTTGACATCGACTCCGTCGTTTTCTTCAGACATGAATTCTCTCCGCGACCATGCTCTGCAACAGAGCCAGGTCTGTGCCGTTGGGGGGCGTAAACGCCTCAAGGTGCTTCATGAGAGCCGCACGTACGCCGATGGACTCCCGGACCTCGTTCTTCGACGTACGGGTCGGGAAGGTGGCTACGTTGGCTTCCCAGAGCCCCTTCCTGCTGTCGACGTAAGCTTGAGAGCCACGGACGTTGACGTACAGGGTGTGGGGCTCAAGGAACCTGGGAGCAGGCGCGTCGACACCTTCGATGTCGTCGTGGACGTAAATTGCGTTGCAGAACCCTTCCATGGGGAAGTATTCGGTCGCGCCCGTTTCGGTGTCGTAGAACATCAAGTGCCGTGACTGGTTCGCGTCCGACATTGTGCGCCAGCGAGGTGCTCCGACGTACTCGATGTTCGCGAAGGACTGGGGCTTGTGGATGTGGCCCGAAATGACTTTCTCGAAATGGGCGACGACGGACGTGTCCACGCCATCTGGAGCGTAGAACCCGTTCTCGTACTTAGCGCCGTTGAAGGTCTGGTGGCAGACCAGCGTCCTGGGACGGATACCTGCGGTCGAGACGGGGGACCTGACGGCCTCGATAAACTTGTCGTTCGGCATCCAAGGAACGAAGAGAACGTTGTCGATGGCGATGGCGCGGTCGACAACGAGGCACTGGTCCTTGTACAGCAACCCATGACCTTCGTATTCATGGTCATGGGGCCTGTCGTGATTGCCGACCAGCATGGCGACCTTGGGGTTCCAGCGATTGTGCGGAACCGCCAGGTCCAAGGAGGGGAGAGCTTCACGCCAAAAGTGAACGACCTCAACCCTGAGCAGAGAGTGGTTGTGGTGCTGGTCGCCCAGCAGGCAAATCAGGTCGAGCTTTTCGATTTGCTTGGCCGCCTGGATGACACGGTAAATCATCTGCCGCGAATCCGACAGTTCGTCGACTGTGACGTGGGGGTCTCCAACGAACAAAATCCGCATCAGTCGGTCTCGTCTTCCGAATGGCCCAAAGTCTCCAGTGAGGTGTCTTCAAACCGACCCAACACGTGGACTCGCCCGTACATCTCCAAGGAAATCTTGGCGATGCCACGTCCGGCGACCTCAATCTTCACGGCGGAAACATTTCCTTGCTTCACGCCATCGATGAACAATTCGGTGTTGGCCCCCGTCATGGGGCCCGTTGCGCCTTCGCGCTGCTTCAACTCAAAAAGCGGAAAATCTTTACTCATCTTAGAATCTCCCCGCGACCGAAAAAGCGACGGTGGCACCCAGAAGGACCGCCACTGCGAGAGCAGTCAAGACGATTACGGCAGCAACTTTCCTGAAGGCGGCAAAAGTAGTGTCTGCGTCCATTTTTAGCCTCCTGTGTTACTGGAACCTGGCGAACGACCCACGATTTCCACGGCGTTTTCCGGGACCAAGATGAACTCAGGCAGGTCGGGCAAGGTGAAGATTTCCTTCGCCCACTGGGTCGTGTAGGCGGTACCGCGAACGAAGACAGAATCGCCCGGAACCAGAGTCCAGCGGTTCGTTGCGTACTCGGTCAAGACCTTCAGTTCGACCAACGAAATTTTGTTGTCGAGTCGAGCAACCTTGACGGTACCTGCACCTTCCAGGACGGTCTTGGTAGCCATGTCGCGCATTGGCTCGCATACGATTTTGTTGTTGAATCCCAGTGAATACTTCTTGGTCATGTTCGAATCCCCTTCAAGCGTAGCAGCTTCTGTTCCAGCAAGTCAAGTCCCGAGATTTTGTCGACCATGGCGCCGATGGCTTGGTCCATCTCAAGATTTTCTTCAGTGTTCGTCGTGTCGGCGTACGAATCCGCAACGGATTCGCCTTCTGGGTCGGGACTGTAGTCCGCGCTTACAGTACTTCCGGCAGCGAGCAGGTCCTGGATTTCGTTCGAGGTCGTAGTGACCTTGGCGTCCTGCAAATGCTTGTTGACGTTGTCGGCCAGTTCCCCGTAGTCGACCTCGCCGGTCTTGCGTCGAAGAAGCTTGTTCGCAGCGTACATTCTGAGGCGGTCCTTGGGGTAAAAATGCAGCAACGTTTCGGAGTACGCATTGACCCGGTCACGGGTCATGATGCCGATAGCGACGGCCCTGAAGGTCCGGTATCTGGCCAGCGACTCTCGCTCCGACATGCGTTTGTCGTTGGGCGGTACGAATTTGTCGACAGCGAGCAACATGCCTTGGCACTGGATTTGAACGATGTCCATATAGGACAAATGCGAGGGCGGGGTTGCGTTCCAGAACTGGCGTGCTTGGCTGATGGCCAAAGGTAGATTCTGTTCGACGATTTCGATTCGCTGCTTGCGGATTTGATTGGCAAGGGCCAGAATGGGCGAACCTGGGCGCCACTTGCGTGCTTTGACGACCCACTCGACGAAACTCCAATTGATTCGGTACTTGTAAAGAGTTTTGTCATTCCGCTCCTTCAAAGCGGGGCTGATTGACGCCGTGAAGACCTTCGAGCGCTCTCTGAAGAAGGGTCGGGCGGCCAAGATGTTGGCTCGGGTCTCAACGATGTAGGTCACGAAGTCTCGGTAGACGTTCAAGCCCCAGCGATGACGAATCAGGGCATCCCTGAACTGGGCCTCCAGGTCGATGAGGTTCCGAAGTTGCTTGCGCTGACGCGGAAGGAGTTCTTCTTCGGGGTCTTGAGACGCCTCGTGAGCGGCCAGGAGTCCTTCGAGGTTGCTACAGAAGTTTTTGAATGTGTTGTCCACAACGAGAGAGTATCATATCTCGTCTTCAAGAACGGGGCCATACAAGTCGTTGTAAATCTCGATTCGTTCGGAAGCGTGCTTGCCGAGAATCCAGTTCTTGGTGGTCACCTCGCCGTTTGGGTCACGAACCCAAAAGTCCACAACGTGACAGTGGGCCTTTTCAGGAGTCAAGCGCGTGCTGCGACCGATGGCTTGCTTGACCTGGATTTCCGACTTGCCGCCCTGCCAGTAAATCAGGAACTTCACGGCCTTGATGTCGGTTCCCGTGGAAATGCACGAAGTCCCAACAAGGATGGGAATCTTCTTGGCATTGAAGTCGTCAACGAGCTTGTTCGGGTCCGAGTCGTGGAATTCAGGAGGTACCTTGGCCTTGTTTTCGGCGAGAGGTCCATGGGCAAAGCCGACCTCAAAGCGCAAGTAAGGCAACAAGTTGGTGAACTGCTGGACTTCCTCGATGAGGACCAGGACTGGCATTCCGGCTTTGGCTGCGGTGTTGCATAGCTTTCCGACATGGGCCGTGATGGCCGGGTTGTAGTACAAATGCTTCCTGGTCATCACGTTGACGTCAGGAGACTTGAATTGCCCGTTGGCCGGAACGGAGGTCATGTGGAAAATTGGCTTGGCAAGGTATTTGCCATCAACGCCTTCACGGACGGTCATCTCGAAGACGATTGGACCGGTGATTGCATCGAGCAGAATCTCAGATCCGTCATTCCGGACCTGGGTAGCCGAAAAGAAAAATCTGTAAGGAGCCTTTGCAAGTAACCCAAAGCAGACTGACGCCAGCGTCTTGGCAGGACACTGATGGCTTTCGTCTGCAATGAAAACCTCGGTCTTCGACAGTAAGTCCCAGTGGTCAGACTCTGGAGTGATTCGGGTGAAAGACTGGGAAGTGCCGATAACGATTAGCTTCTTCGGCTCTTTTTTCCCATCGAAGTACGAACCAACGTACTTTTTGCCGAACCATTTCGTAAAGTCCCTTACCAATTGCTCGGCAATACTCGCACTGGGAGCCATGATGACCGTCTTGAGTCCGTAGGCCTTAGTGACGTTGGCGATAATGAAGGATTTCCCAAGGCCAGTTCCCATTTGAACTCCCCCGTGTCTGGCCTCAAGGAGTTTCTCCATGGCACTGACCTGGTAGGGGTACATTTCGTAGGGTGGTTTCTCCGACCAAGGCAAGAGCTTGGGTTCAGGGTATGTAAATTCCTTGACAAGGACCTTCGTGTTCAGGACTCTTTCGACGACTGGCTGAAGGCCACTGTAAGTCCAAAACTGGTTTTCTTCCTCGAAGAGGATGCAAACCTTCGTCTGGCTTTTCAGTTCAGCTTTCTTCTCTTCGAAGATTTCTTCAGAGTACCAGTGAGCGTTCCTCTTGAGCTTTGCAAGCTCAAAGACGGATTTCTGGTCAGTGTAGGTCAAAGCGGTTCTGAGTTGGTCTACCTGCAGACTTGACAGGTCTTCCTTCGGAATGACGATTTTCGTTGGAGACACAAGTCTGAGCATCTCCGGATGGTATCACGAACGCCATCGAAGATGCAACATCCTGAATTAGTTGCGCGACCCCTTATATTTCCTATTATCTAGTACTTATCTAGATGAATATTTCTTAAAGCGGCACCTTCGAAGGTGCTCCACGCGGGTGTACCTTATAGCATGCATCTTTCCTTTACAACCATTGGGGTTTTCCGAGTTATTTCATGGTTCTTCAAACAGGGGTCCAATTAGTTCGGTTTGAACCAGACTTCCTGTTGGTAAATTCTTGTAAACTTGTAAACCGCCAACCACTGAGAACTACTGTAAACGGCGTGTAAAACTGGGGGTGGGAATAATTGTCAAACCTGTAAATCGACTATATCGACCCGCTAAGTACTCAGAATCACGAAGACGAATTACGTAGCGAAACGTAAGTTGTGGATGTTCTTCGTGTAAGTGTTCTCCACACGAGAGGGATTTGTGCCACTTTGGATCACGATATGGAGTTTGTGGAGTTCGTGGTGGAGTTTGTGGAAATTTACAAGCTGTCAACGATTTACAAGTTTGACCTAGGCCTCCTGGTGTAGTACCGTCGAGACCATGACATCAGAGTTCATTGTGTACGCCCTCAAAGACGCGAACGGGGTGTACTATTTCGTGGGAAAATCCCAGACAGGTCTCAGACGGCCACGTCAACTCAAGACCGGCCCCTGCTCGAAAGCGCTTCGGAAGGCGATTGACGCCGCGAATCACTTTGAGATTGAAGTCTTGGTCGAGCTACCGACCGCAGAAGGCCTCTCAGAGGCTCTACAGGCCACGCAGAAGACCTTGACCGGGTTTGGGTACCAACTGGTGCCCAATTTCAGTCCTAGTGCGATCCTGGAGGCTTTGCATGCCGGTGCTAGGGACCATGGCGACGCCCAAAGAGCCCGGGTGCTCGACTTGGTTCGAGCGAAACCCAAGGCGAAGAACGCCGAACTGGCCTCGGAACTAAAAATCTGCAAACGCCAAGTCGGGTGGTACCTGCGAAAGTTACACGAGCTTGGAATCATCGAGTCCCGCCGGTCGAAGTCGGGAAGAACTCTCCGTGTGCTAGAATGACCGACCATGGGAATTCAATACCAAAAAGTCAAGTCTGCTGCAAAAGTCATGCGAGGTCGCGGTAACCAGCTTCAGTCTTCGGTTCTTGAGACCTTGAAGACCTGTAGCGACCTGGTTGGCTCAACTCTCGGACCAGGTGGGCGTTCGGTCATCATCGAGCACCAGGACCCCGCAATGCCTCCGGTCATCACGAAGGACGGCGTCACGGTCTTCAGGTCCTTGGGCTTTACTGACCCGACCAAGCAGGTCCTCATGGAGGCCGCACGGGACTCATCGATTCGAACCGCGAGCGAAGCTGGTGACGGTACTACGACCGCCACCATCCTGGCCGAGGCTTTCACTCGAAACATCATGGAGTTCTGCGAGAAGAACCCCCATGAATCGCCTCAGCGGGTTGCCCGGTTTGTTCAGTCGGAGTACCAAAGCTCGATGGTCCCGATGATTGAGGGACTCAAGCTCAAGCCGGACTTGTATTCCGAGACCGGCAAGGCCCAGCTTCGTGCTGTCGCCAAGATTTCCGCGAACGGTGACGAGCCGCTCGCGACTGCAGTCATGAAGGCCTTCGACGTCATCGGTGATGCCGGTAACGTAACGATTTCAGAAGCCAACGGTCCTTCCGGGTACCACGTGCAGTTGATTGAGGGCTACCCTGTCGGCATCGGCTACGAAGACGCGTGTGGCCCGTTCTATCAGAAATTCGTCAACGACGTCGGCACCCAGCAAACGCTCCTTGAGCGGCCCAGCTTCATTTTGCATCACGGCAGAATCAGCGACTTCAACGCGATTTTCCCTGCCCTGGCCCAAATCGCCAACCTGGTCAGCGAGGGTACGCAAATCGACGGTAAAAAGCTGACCCACAACGTGGTGCTGGTTGCCACTGGCTTCAGCGAAGTCGTTCTCGCGCATCTTGCGGCAGGCTTCGTGCAGGAAGGCACGTTGAACATCTTCCCGCTGCTGGTTCCCCCGAGCCCTATCAAGACCGGCCAGTATGATTTCTTGTGCGACTTGGCGGCCTTGACCGGTGCGGCCATCTTCGACCCCTTGGAACTCCCGCTGCAGAACTTCGTTCCCGAGCACATCGGTATCGGCCCCCGCCTGTTCGAGGCCGGTCGGTTCAGGTCCAACGTCATCGGCAACCGCGACTCGCTGCTGGTTCTTGAGCGGGTCGACCAAATCACCAAGCAACTCAGCGGCGAGGCGACCTCCGACCTGGAGAAGACCTTGCTCCGCGAACGCGTTGCCAAGCTGACGAGCGGTATCGCGAAGATTGTCGTGCAGGGTTCGAGCTACGGCGAAATCAAGGAGCGTCGCGACCGTGTCGAAGACGCGATTTGTGCCGTCAGAGAAGCCATCAAGCACGGCGCTCTGCCCGGCGGTGGTGTGACGCTCGCGGTACTCAGCAAGCACTACACTCAGGTGGATTCGCCGATCGCCCGGGAAATCATCGCGCCTTCACTCCTGGAGCCTGTAAAGCGCCTTTACTCGAATGCTGGGTACCTGGCGGCGGAAATCGACGGGTTCATCGGCGGACTCTCGAAGGACCAGTCGTTCGACGTCATGTTGGGTAGGTCTGTCGACCCGGCCCAGAGCGGGCTGCTGGATTCCTTGCCTGCTGTTCGGGAAGCCTTGAAGAACGCGATTTCGATTGCGGGACTTCTGGGTACTTGCGGCGGTACCGTCGTGTTCCCTCGTGATGGTGACCTGGAACGCAGTGAAGCAAGCGATACTGCCGAATGGCTCCGCAACGCGACTGTGAACGAAGCGAACGAACGAGGCTAAAATGCCACTGTTCAAATGGAAGTGTGGGGTGTGCGGAGCTAAAACCCGCATGCTCTTGACGCAAGTCCCAGAAGGTCGGCCGAACTGTCCGACTTGTCCGCCTGAGCAACTCATGGAACCCGACCACGACGGCTCTACCAGCGTCATGGAGTCTCTTGACAACGGAATCATGCCTCGCAAGGTCGAACGGTACCGGGACATCGAAGAACTCCGGCACAGCCACGCAGAGTTGACAAAAACCACAGACGCAGGCATAGTGTGACCATGCATACACCCGGACCTTGGATGGTAAGTGGCGCAGTACCCAAAGCAATCGTTTCGGTCGAAAACCCAGGAGCCAATCTCCTGGGTTTGCGCTACTTTGAAGATGAAGACGGTCCCTACGCGATTTTCATGCGTGAAGAAGACGCCACGCTGGCTGCCTCTGCACCCGAGCTTCTGGAGATGCTCAAGGAGCTTGTTGCGCGCCGCGAACGAGTCGCCAAACAGCACGGGCTGGAGAACGACAACGGTTCTGACGGCCGCTACGCCCGTGCCCGTGCGGTCATTGCCAGGGCAGAAGGCAAAAACAAGTGAGCGAAGACGTCACGTGTGACGTTTGCGGTAAAGTCGGTCGTCGTCGGCGAGGATACATGGCGCCGGACGACTGGCTCTTTGGAGAGAGCAAGCACTGCGATACTGGCGAAATCTATGTCGTTTGGGCATGCTCAAAGCCGTGCGCCTCATCGTTCTTTAGACCTGGGCCCTTGAAGTACACTACTGCAGACAAAGAGCCAGAGTTGAAGTGCGTAGAACCCGGCTGCAGCGGAACCGTCCTTCGCGAGGGGCAATTTTGCACCGGCTGCGTTCCTTTCTGAGGTGTAAACGTGCGACTCAAGAAGCTTAGAATCCAGAACTTTCGAAGCTTCTTGGACTCGACCGTCGAGTTCCCCGAACGCGGCATGGTCCTGATTCGTGGACGAGACCGCACCAGCGGCGAGTCTTCGGGTACGGGCAAGACGGCCATTTTTCTGGCCATTGCGTACGCCCTCGATTGTCTTCCGTCTGGCTTCACGGCCAAGGCTCTGCAGAACTGGTTCTCAAACGAAGACCTTCAGGTGACCTTGACACTTGAGGTCGACGGCAAAGAGGTCGTGCTCTCTCGCGGCACGAAGACCCAGGTTGATTACGGTGACCGCCAAGTCAAAGGAGCTAAGTCCTACCCCGAAGAGCTTGCGCGCCTGGTCAAGGTCCCTCTCGCATTCATGGGCGCCCTGACGTTCCGCCCCCAGGATACCAAAGGTCTGTTCCCCTCGATGGGTCCGACCGAAAAGTTGGAATTCCTGAGCGAACTCCTAGGTCTGGGTCAGATTGAGGTCGCCGTCGACAAGGCCGAGAAGACCGAGAAGGCCTTGGCAACCCAGTATGCGGAGCTTCAGGCCTCGGCAGCGGCGAACAAGCGGTCCTTGGAGCTTCTTGAATCGACGAAGCCGTTGGAACCCGAGGGGGACCAAGAAAAACTGATTGCGACGAGGGACGCTGCGGCAAGCGCTCTGAATACGTTCGACATCATGCTCGCCCAACTGAAGCTTCGGATCCAAGAGGCCACCAAAGACCAGACCGACGCCATTTACAGGCGTGTCAAGGAACTTGACAACGAGATTCTCCAGTCTCGCAAGTTCGAGGCCAACCTCTTGGAGCTTGACCGCAGCCGTCAAGTCGAACACCAAGCAGCGGTGGCGAAGGCGTTTGCCAAAGAAGTCGAACTCATGAAGGCGCTTGTGGTTGCGAAGAACCAACTCAAAGACGCTGAGAGTACGATTCGGCAACTGAAAGACAACAAATGCCCCACGTGCGACCAGGCCTGGGCCAACGCCCAGGAAGAACTCCAGCGGCAACTCGCCATCGTTGCAGAAAAGTCAGGGGACCTTCCTGCTCTTGAAGAAGAGCTTCGGGTTCATCTGGAAAATAAGCTTCCGGCGTTCTCGCCCGACCCCAAAATCGCGGCGTGTCGGGAAATCACCCGCAAGCTGACCGACGAAAAATTCAAGGTAGGTTCTACCCAGGTCACGACCCCTCCCGACATACTTGAGCGTCTGGTCGCCCTGACCCGTTCGGTAGAAGAAACCTCAGCCATCAAGCTTAAGGCGGACTGGGAAATCCAGGGCCTCGAAAAAGTACGTCTGAGCTATGAGGCGCAGCTTGCAAAGTACAATCGGACCCTGCAGTCCTTGCGAACCGGTCACGAGTTCTACCTTGTCGACCTTCAGACCGTCCAGACCAAGCTGAACGCAGAGCGGGATTTCATCGCCCTGATGGGTAAGCAGGGGTTCCTGGGTCGTATTGTGGAAGAGGTTCTGGCCGAGATTTCAGACGAGGCCACCAAGTGGCTTGGCCGCATGGCCAACGTGAACCGAGTCAACATCGTGTTCACGACCGAGAACGAAAAGGGTCGCCAGCAAATCCAGACCTGGGTCGACGTACGAGGGAACCGAGCAAAGCCCGAAGCCGTCCTCAGTGGCGGGCAACTCACTTCGGTCGCTCAGGCCGTCGACCTTGCCGTCATGTCGGTCATTACCCGCCGCAGAGGTGGCGTAGTCCCCGGGTGGCTCTGCTTGGACGAAGTCTTCAATGGCCAGGGCCAGGTCACCAAGGACGCCAGCCTCGAAATCCTGAAAGAAATTTCCGCTGATAGGCTCGTGATGGTAATCGACCACGGGACCGAGACAAAAGAGTCTTTTTCGCGTACAATCGATATCGAGTTCAACGAAGGTATCAGCGAGGTCGTCCACCAATGAAGCTGACTGAGCAGGAGTTGTTGACAATTGCTTCAGTAGCGCGTAGTAACTGGCACAACATCCCGACCCAAGCAAAGTTGGCCGGAGCCAAGCACTCCCATCTCGATGGAGAGCAGCGAGTGACAGTGGCCTGGGTCGAAGCCGTAGTTGACATGCTTTCACGAAAGAACTTGATCGACGCTTATTCCAATCCCGGTCTGGGGAAATTGGTCGATCTCGAAATCCCAGACCTTGAACCCGACACCGACGGAGCGTAAAATGAAGAACGCCGACGACCCCTTTGCAGCACTGCCCGAAGAGTTCCGCGACCAGATGGCCAGTTCGTCGCCTGAAGAAATCAAGGCGGAAATCGCCAAGATCGCCATGGCCGACCAGGACCTGCGTCAGGCCCAGAAGGACGACCAGGACCTGGCTGACAAGAAGGAGCAGGTCAAGTACGCCAACGAGCCCTACAAGGATGGGTTCAAGGCCAACCGCCTGCGCATCAGCTACCTCAAGCAGGTCCTTGAGGACAAGGGCAAGGCGTAAAGTTCCGGCCCGGTAGCTCAAATGGTGGAGGGTCGGCGGGATAGCTGCCGTCGGTTCCAAAACCTGCAAGGCAGAGCGGCGACTATCTAAGTCGAGAGATTCTGGTTCGACTCCAGACCGGGCCTTAAGTTGTGACAAGCGTCAATTTTGGCGCTTGTTTCTTGAAAGGGAAGAACCATGAGAAAGTTTTTTGTTTTTGTAGCCCTTCTTTTGTCCGTGGCCGCATTCGCACAATCGAACGTCACTACCGGTCGAGTCCAGTTTATTGGCAGCTACACTTTTGCGGATTCAAGGCCTCTGTACACCACGCTGAACACTTGGGAAGTCCTGAACCAGGGCCTGGTCGCAACCGGAAGCTGCGTTCCCACACCCATCATCAACAAGCCCTCTGTCATCCAGAACTACGATCCGAATGTATGGAACCCCGCAACGGCGTTCAAGACGAACATGGGGTATAGCTGGTCGTATCCAAGCAATGTCAACATCACGAGCTTGACGGTTCGGATTTGCTACCATTTGTACGGATCGGTTCCTCTGTATTCCATCTTGGTGCCTATTCTTGTAGACACTTCAAACGGCGACATCTATGAGCCTACTAACGGTGGGATTACGATTTTTCCGGGCAACTATATCCCGAACTCAAGCACACAGGCAACTTCGATCACGATTCCTTGGGATTTGTCTGGTTGGCCCCTTTCTTCTGCCGACCTCTACAACGGGCGTTTCGAATTCGGCTTCCGGGTCAAGAACTATCCCCCGCCGTGGGTACCTCTTCAGCCTGTTGTACCTGAAGCAATTCGAGTCCATGGCATCGAAATCAAGGCCAATTTCGTCTCGACTTCACTGGCTCCGAACACACCCACCCCCTCGATTTCGTACACTCCGCCGTACGCAAATGGAAGCGTTGCTGTGACCATTTCGATGCCTGAGCCCAGTTCTGCTACCGGAGTGATTCTGGCCGTGCTGTGCAACAGTGGTTTCTACGAGAACATGGGGACCATTGCTTGGGGTGCAAATGCAAACCAGCCGAACCAGAGAGTCACCACTCGCTCGTTTTCGATGAGCGCGCTACGTCTCGCCTGCACGCAGCGAGGCACCACCCTGAACCAAAACAGCACCACCAGAGTGCGAGCGCGTCTCTATACCGGCAGCGGCAACGGTTTTGGCAACGAAGCGTTTTCAAGCTCAATCGTGGTGTACTAAAACGTGTGGTAAGATGTCGGGATGAAGATTCTTGCTCTCGACATCTCAACAAAGACCGGCTGGGCGATCTTCGAAATCGGAGTCGCCCAGCCGGTTTCTTTTGGGGTCTTTGAAAACCCCATCGCAGCAAACTCCATGCCTTATCCGGCAAGCTTCTTGAAGGTAGCCAGGGCCCACGCGTCCTGGTTGAAGGATACCGTCAGGTTCGATCCTGCCCGAACAGTCTTCACCGAGAAGATAGAATTGTGGCCCAATCGTTTCAGCGCCGTCGTCATCGAAGAGACGAACAAGACTGGCCGGTTTGGCTCGCGCCATTCGCAGAAGCTGCTTGAGTTTTTGCACTACGCGACAGTAGAAGTTCTTTTGGAGAGCTACCGGGTCGACCAAATCAAGTACGTCAACACCTCGGATTGGCGCAAGAAGCTCAACCTCAGTGTCGCCGAAACCAAAAAGCTCGCCAAGCCCGCGCTCCGCGAATTTGAGGCGGCCAAGAAAGCCTTGCTGTCGGAAAAAGACCGGGCTAAGAAGCTCGTTTTGAAGGGTAACCTTGAAACCCTCAAGCGAGACCTCAAGGCGCGCTGTATTCATGGCAAAATCGACAAAAAATCCATCGCAGTCGCCTTTGCCAACGCTAATTGGGGCCTCACGCTCAAGAAGGGCGATAACGACATTGCGGACGCTTTGTGTTTGGGCGAAGCGTATCGGCGTGGAGTCCACACGCTCACCAATTCGGACATTTTCGACAGGAAAATCAAATGACACAGTGGTCTAACCTTGCAAAAGTGGTTTACTACCGGACGTACTCGCGGCACGATGAAGGGAAGCAGGAAAACTGGAAGGACACTGTCAAGCGGGTAATCGCAGGCAACGTCCAGGACCATAAGCTCGCTACGGGCGAAGCCAAAAACCTTGAGTACTTGCTGTTGAACCGGAAGGCCGGACCTGCTGGTCGCGGCTTCTGGTTCTCTGGAGCGGCTGGTCATCGTGACCTGGGCGGCGTAGCCCTGAACAACTGCTGGTTCACGACCGCTGAGGACTGGATGAACTTCGTCCTCGCACAGGACCTGTTGATGCTGGGTGGCGGCGTCGGATTGTCGGTCGAGTACAAGTACACCTCCAAGCTTCCCATGGTGAAGCGCGGTGTCAATGTCGTCCACAAGTTCACCAAGGATGCCGACTTCATCGTCCCCGACAGCCGTGAGGGCTGGAACGAGCTTGTTCGCCGCACCCTTGAGTCCTACCTGGTCACGGGCAAGTCTTTCAGCTACTCGACCTACGTCATTCGACCTGCAGGAGAGCCCATCAAGGGCTTCGGAGGCAAGGCTTCGGGTCCGCAGCCCCTCATCACTCTCGTCGAGAAGATTTCTGGCATCTTGAGGGTCCGTGAGGGCAAGAAGATTCGTCCTATCGACGCGATGGACATCTTGTGTGCCATCGGCGAAATGGTTGTCTCGGGCAATGTCCGTCGTTCGGCCATCATCATCCTGGGTGACCCCTGGGACAAGGACTACCTGAAGGCCAAGCGCTGGGACCTGGGCAACGTGCCGAACCAGCGTGCCATGGCGAACCTTTCCGTCGTCGTAGACGACGTGGAAGACCTGCACCCGTTGTTCTGGAAGACGTACGAGGCCGGTGAGCCGTTCGGCATCGTCAACCGCACCAACATCCAGAAGTTCGGCCGCATGGGCGAACTGAAGAAGGACACCGCCATCGGCGTCAACCCGTGCGCTGAGGCAACCCTGGAAGGTGGACCTCTCATCGCAGAACCCTGCAACCTCCAGGAACTCCCGCTCCCGAACATCGAAGACGAAGACGAGTTCGTCCTTGCGGCGCGTATGATGCATCGCTGGGGCAAGCGAGTCACGATGGAGAAGTATCACTGGGGTGGCATTGACGAAGTTGTCAAGCGCAACCGCCGAATTGGTACCGGAATCACGGGCTGCCTGCAGAGCCCGCTCTTCAATCCGAAGTCGTTGGACCGTGCGTACCACGCCATCCAAGAAGAAAACCGCAAGTACTCCAAGGAACTCGGCATTCCCGAGTCGATTCGCACGACCGTGGTCAAGCCGTCGGGCACGATGTCCAAGGTGTTCGACATGCGCGGGTACGAAGGTATCCACCCTGCGTATTCGAGGCACTACATCCAGCGTGTGCGTTTTGCCTCCAACGACCCTCTCGTGCCAATGCTGCGCTTGGCCGGGCACTACGTCGAGCCCGTACAGCGTTTCGACGGCACGCTCGATTCAAGCACCGTTGTGGTAGACTTCTACGAACAAGCGCCCCAGGGAGCCCCGGTAGCGGACGAGGACTGGGACACCTGGAAGCAGCTTGACACTCTTTTGATGGCTCAGCGTCACTGGGCAGACCAGGCCGTCTCCGTCACCGTGTACTACAAGCGAGAGGACCTGGCCAAGCTCAAGGTCTGGCTGGCAGAAAACCTGAAGAGCCTGAAGTCCATCAGTTTCCTGTGTCATTCTGACCACGGCTTCACCCAGGCACCCAAGGAAGCTATCAACGCCGATACGTACGCAGAGCTTTCTGCAAAAATCAAACCCATCAAGATTGACAGCGACGTCAGTTCGAGCGAAGATCTACTTGACGGCCTTGAATGTGTCGGCGGCGTCTGTCCAGTAAAGTAAAGGACCAAAATGTACGGATACGAAAAACTGATTGGGTACGAGGCCGTCAAGGTCAAGCGACTGAGCGACCTGGCCCAGTTACCTACCAAAGCGACCGAGGGGTCTTCGGGCTTCGACCTGCGTGCGTCTGAGGACATTGAAATTCGGCCAGGTTGCCGCGCCATGGTGGGGACGGGCCTGAGCTTCGAAATGGACGTCGGCCTTGAAATTCAGATCCGCTCAAGGTCTGGGCTCGCCGCCAAGCACGGCGTTGTCGTCTTGAATTCGCCCGGAACCATCGACAGCGACTACCGTGGCGAGGTCAAGGTGATTCTGATGAACCATGGGCATCTTCCGCTGATGGTGTATACTGGCGATAGAATCGCCCAGGCGGTCGTTTGCTACCTCCCCAAGGTCTACCTGACCGAGGAGTCCGACCTCTCTGCCACAGACCGTGGTGCTGGTGGTTTCGGTAGCACTGGAGTCAAGTAATGTCCTTCTTTGGCATGCAAGATGAAGAGCAGCAGGAAATCTCCGTTCAAGTCGTCAGTGCCCCACCCAAAACCGAAGAGGCCTCGGTCGACGATATGCTGCAAGAGGCCGAGCGTCGCTTTGCCAAGGCCAGGTACTACGAAATCCTCATCAAGGAGCCCATCTTCGAGGACGACACCTCACCGTTCGCCGTCGAAGTGGTGGGTGAAATCCAGCGGTATGCCCGGGAGCGCCTCTCGGTACTTTTGGGCATCACGAGCGAGCGCAAGGTTGCTCCAGACCAGTTCACGGCAGACGAGGTCGCCATCCTGAAGGCGATGGCTTCGAAGTTGCTTAAGAAGCCGGAAATCGGCGGTCTTCAGAACTCGGCGCCGGTACTCAAGAGAGCTTCGAGTCCCAATGCTCCGGCCCTCAAGAAGTCCCAGGGTCTCAAGAAGTCCGAGCCGACTCCACAGTCGGCACCCAAGCCGAAGGTTGAGAAAAAGCCGACGGATGAACTCATGCGGATCCCCCAAAGGGACGGGACATTCAGGGAATACCGCAAGGTCCTTGAAAACGGCAAGGAATTCTATTACTCTGCCGAAGGCAACAGGTACATCCTCGCCCAGAACGGTGCGGGGGAGTACTACATGAGGTCTGCGGCTCGACAAGCGAAGCCTGTCGGAGTAAAGCCCTTGCCTCCACTCACAAGTGATGCTATGGCTGCGGTTGCAGCACAGCACGTACGGGTCGCCATGGCCCAAGACCCAGTAGCAAATAGTGGCGCAACCAATCAACTCACCGAAGGATAACCAAATGTCGCAAGTCGAAACAGTAGCTCGTATGGCAGGTTCCACCGCACGCAACGCACTGCAGCGCGTTCAGGACATCGAAGAGACCATGCAGCAGGTCGTGTTCCAGTTCAACCAGGAAATCACCAAAATCAACGAGAACGCAGCAGTGCTCGTTGAGATGCTTGGTGAGGACGCCTTCAAGGCCGCCCTCAAGGCGCGGCGTGACAGAAACGAAGAGACCACCGTCAGTGCCCAGAAGGCAGCCATTGCCGATGCCCTCGCTGCAGGTACCCTGAAGTCGGGCGATGTGGTCGCAGCCAGTTCGCTGCTCATCCTGACCGAGAAGTTGGCTGACGGCACGGTGCTTCCGTACGGTTCGCGGGTCCAGTTGCCCGTGGGGCAAATCAAGGAGCCTCTCCGTGGCCAGTTCCTCGGCAAGAAGGTCGGCGAGGCAGTCGCAACCGAGCCTGGCGGGCACCTGTTCGAGGTCACTGAAATCTACGAGCCCCAGCAGGCTCCTGCACCCGTGGTTCCGGTAGTGGAGAGCCTCCCTGAGCAGGTGAAGTAATGGGCCGGGGTTCTCGCGAGGAAAGACTGGAGCGGATGCTCGCTGGCCAGTCGTATCTTGAGGGCGAGGTCCAAGACCTCGTCGCCAAGCACGGGAAGCGCAAGACCGAAACGCAACTCAAGGCGTTGGTCCGCAACGACACACTGATGCGGTCTCTTGAGAAGCTCTTCGAAGAGCACCCATGGCCCGCCGCAGAAAAGATTGCCCGTTCCTTCAAGAAGGGCAAGAAGACCAAGAAGGTGGGACACAAGCGCATCCTGAACCTGATGCTCTCTGACCTGCACTACGGGTCCGACATTGGTACCGAAGAAACAGGTACCCAGTACGGGCCCGTAGAAGAGTCTCGCCGTACCGCAGCGGTAGTTGCGGAAGTCGCGAAGTGGAAGCGCCAGTACCGCGACGAAACGGTGCTGTACGTCCATCTCCTGGGCGACATCATCGAAGGCAAGCTCCACGACCCCGAATCCGCCGCTCCGATGACCGAGCAGGTCTATCGTGCGTGGTGGGTCCTTGGCCAGGCCCTGAGGTTTCTGTCTACGCAATTCCAGCAGGTCAAGGTGTTTTGCACGCCAGGTAACCATGGTCGTCGCAAGGACCGTCATCCTGGCCGGGCCGTCAACCAGAAGTGGGACTCCATCGAGACCATGATTTACGGCGGCCTGAAGCTGGCCTTGGCGGACCACAAAAACGTCAAGTTCGAAATCCCCTTGACGCCGTACTACCGGTACAAGGCATTCGACAAGACCGGCTTCATGACGCACGGCGACACGGTCCTCAACGTCGGTTACCCCAACAGGGCCATCAACGTCGAAGGTATCCGTCGTCAAATCAACGAAATCAACGCGAAGGAGCACTGCGACCTGTTCGGCGCAGGTCACGTTCACGTTGCTTCTACCGTGAGGCTCCCCAACGGCCCGATGCTGATTACCAACGGGTGTCTGGTGCCAAGTGGCGAGTACGGCCAGTCCATCGGCATCATGCACACGGGCTGTTGCCAGCAAATCTGGGAATCCGTTCCTGGAATCATCTGCGGCCACCGCATGGAAATCATCGTCAACGAGTCGAACGACAAGGACGCCTCACTCGACAAAATCATCAGTCCATATCCTGGGATGCAAGCCTTTGGCCAGCTATGACCGAAGACGATGTAGAAGCAGCCCAGTTTGAGATTGACCTGAAGAAGTCGGACCTCGAAGACATTCGGTCAAGGATTCAAGACTGCAAGACGACTGGCGCTGCTGCTGGTCGTCTTGTTGCGTCTTTGGTAGGCTCGATCGAGTCGATGAACCGTTCGAAGGTCGTGTCTGCGGCCGAGTACGTCGCGGTGCGTCGTAACTGGGAGCGAGCCAAACAGGTCGTCAAGGACTGCGAGGTCAAGCTGAAGGAACTGGTCGGTCAAGCAAACGTCCAAGAAAAACAAATACTTGCGGATGAGAAGGCTTTACAACGCGCCATCGCTGAAGTAAGCTCGATTCCGCCTCAAGCAACAATATTGGAGTTCAAAAATGGCATCAGACGAGACGAAGAAGAAGATTTTGAGTGACCCTGACTTTGTCAACCTCAAAAGGTACGGGTACAGTGTGAGTAAAGTCCTTGACAGGTTTCCGGAAGGTGCGCCCACAAAGCTGATCGCCCAGGGGCTGATGCTTTCCGAAGAGCAGGTCGAAGAATTACTTGCGTCGGTCATCCTGAAACTTCGTACAGCACTCAAAGTTGAAGTAGAGGCTTGATGTAGTAAAATCAGCGTGGTAGTGAGGTCCCAATGAAAGCCTTCGTCACCCCGCACTGCCACGTCAAATCCCTCGATTCGGCCAGTAGCCCCGAAAAGTTCGCTCAGCGTGAGCTTGAGCTTGGAACGGGCTACTTGACGGTCACCGACCACGGGACGCTGGAAGCCACCAGGCAGGTCTACGACCTTCTGCGGGACAAGAAGGCGTATAGCTCAATCAAGCCCATCCTGGGCCTTGAGGGCTACTTCAGGGACGACAACTGCTCCATCTTGGCAGGCAACAATGCCGCCAGGTCGCCGGACGGAACGTTCCGGGACGCAATCAAGTACACCCACATTACTCTCCACGCCATGGATGAGCCTGCGTACTCGACTCTGTCGAAGGTCTTGTCGCAAGCCGACCTCAGGGCCGAGAAGCACGGGCAGGAGCGCAAGCCTCTGTTCACGTGGGAGAACCTCGAAGAGCTTGGCGCCCAGAACATGACCGCCACGAGCGGATGCCTCATCGGCATGGTCGGTCGGCATTTGCTCAAGAACAACGACTTCGATTCGGCGGTCAAGTACTACCGCAAGCTCCGCAGTGTGTTCAAGCCCGGGAATTTCTACGTCGAGATTTTCCCCCACGTCTGCGACCGCAACTGGGAAGTCAAAATTACCGTCACGGACTCATTCGGTAAGCAGACCGACTATCCCCACTGGAAGAAAGTCAAGACCCTCGGCGCTCCTGACGGTATCAAGCTGGAGGAACTGGCCGCTCAGTTCAAGACCGACCGCTTTAAGGCTGCAGCTAAGCATACCGCCATCGTGGAAGTGACCGAGAACCGCAAGAGCGTGCCTCTGGCGGAACCTCTTATGCTCGTCAACGTCGTACGTCACGAGGGCTGGCTGCACAACGAGTGCCGACCGTGGTCGCCTGACGGTGACGTCCAGTTGGGCGTCAACAAGTTCTTGCTGAAGCTCGCGGCCATGCACAACGACCCCGTGCTGATTAGCGACGACAGCCACTTCGCGTTCCCGGAAGAGAAAATTGTCCAGGACATTCGTCTTGGCCAGAACGGCACGTGGAAGTTTTCGAATAGCCACCACCGCATGTCGACCGACGAGGCCTTGGACTACTTCAAGTCGCGGATGGACATGTCCGAGGGCCAGGTCGAGAAGATGGTCGAGACCTCTCACGAGTGGGCTTCGCGCTTCCGCGACTTCAAGTTCGGCTCCAGGAAGTCTCTGCCGACGTCGTTCTACCCTGAGAACACCCTCAAGCACACCCTGGCGCTCATCAAGCACCACGGTCGCATGGACTGGACCAACCCGGAACGTGTCGCCCGGCTCGATGCAGAAATCAACCTTCTTTACAAGAACGGCACCGTCGATTTGTTGCCGTACTTCATGATTGACGAAGAAGTCTGCCGCCTATACGCAAAGAACGGCCTTTTGACGGGTCCCGGTCGAGGTTCGGCTGCAGGTCTTTCGTTGGCCTACTACCTCGGCATCACGCACGTCGACCCGATGAAGTACAAGCTTTCGATGGACCGTTTCTTGACGATTGACCGCGTTCAGACCGGCAAGCTCCCAGACATCGACCAGGACCTTCCTTCACGCGACCTGCTGGTCGGCACAGACGAGCAGGGCGGCTGGCTCCAGAAGCGCTTTGGGGACCATGTCGCCCAGATTTCCACCGACACGACCATGAAGCTCAAGTCGGCCATCAAGGACACCTTCCGGGCCATGGACCGTGAAGCGGGGAACCCCGACCCGAAGGTGCCCGACCACATCGAAGCTTTCTGCAAGGGCCTCCCAAACCCCCCACAGGGCATTCCTGACCGGGACTACGTGTTCGGATACAAGGACAACGACGGGCACTGGATTCCGGGCCTTCTGGAGACCGATGTGCGTCTCCAGGAGTTCACGACCAAGTACCCCAAAGAGTGGAACGTCGTGCAGATGCTGTTGGGGCTCCCCCGCCAAAAATCACGCCACGCCTGCGCCTACGTCATCAGCGATTCGCCCATTTCGAGCTTCATCCCGCTGATGACGGTCGGTGGCGTTCGCGTCACGTCGTTCACTGCTGCTGGAGTTGAGGCTGCGGGTGGTCTGAAGATGGACTTCCTGGTCGTGAACTCGATCCTCGACATCGGCAGAGCACTGAAGCTCGTACGTGACCGCCACACCGAAGGGGACATGTGCCCTGAGGACGAAGATGGCATCCCTTACGTAGAAATCAAGGGCAAGAAGGTACCTCTGATTCGTGCCGTGCCCTTCAATGGCGAATGGGTCGACGTTTGGGACCTTCCCGAAGATCCCGACGTCTTCAGAGACATCTGCGAGGGGCGGGTCGAGACGGTATTCCAGTTCGACGCAGGTGCCGCTCGTCAGGGCCTCAAGTATTTCCATCCAGAGCCCGGGGCACCTCTGCCACTGAGCACCATCGAAGGTCTTTCTGCCTTCACGGCACTCGACCGCCCCGGCCCTCTGGACGCCAACGTGAAGGACGAGTTCGGCAACGAGCACAACATGCTCGTCGAGTACTCGAATCGAGCGCGAGGCCAGAAAGCCATCGGCAATTTGCCCGTCCTGGACAAGCTTTTGCCTGAGACCCATGGCGTCATCGTGTACCAAGAGCAGCTTCAGTATGTCTTCCAGACGATTGGCAACACGACCGCCATCGAAGCCAACAACTTCCGCAACCGCATCTCGAAGAAGAAGATGGTTGAGGTCAACAAAATCGACAAGCCCCTGTTTATGAAGGGCGCCATTGAGTCTTTGGGTCTCGAAGTGGCCGAGGTGCTGTGGTCGCAGATGCAGACCTTTGGACAGTACGGCTTCAACAAGTCCCACGCGGTGTGCTACGTCACCATCGCCTATGCCTGTGCCTGGCTGAAGCACCACTACCCGCTCGAATGGTGGTGTGCCGTTCTCAGCAACGCAGACCGCAACGAAATCGACGAGAAGTTCTGGCGGTACTGCGGACACCTCATCGCGCTGCCTGACATTCAGATGTCCAAGCACGATTTCACCATCGAGGGCACCAAAATCCGGGCACCGTTGTCCTTGCTGAAAGGCCTGGGCGAAAAGGCTCACCAGCAGCTTCTGGCTGGCGCTCCGTACGAGTCGATTCAGGACCTGTTGGCGAAGGTTGAGGCCTGGCGTGTGAACAACCCCCGCGTCGTCAACCGCAAGGACAAGAAGACCGGCGAAGTGCGCCCTACCGCCTGCAAGGGTGTGTCTGCGCTGAACGCCACAGTCCTCCAGAACCTGATTGTCTCGGGCTCGATGGACAGCTTGTTCCCGAACCCCGACGACCCGAACGCCGAACCCCTTGCCACGGTCGACCAGTTGACCGCCTTCGCATTTGCATTCAGGGATGCCAACCCGAAGGCGGAATTTGTGTCGATCGCCAGTAAGTTCGACCTTGAATCTCCGCTGGTGCAGTACCAGCTACGGAAGAAGATTTTGCCCGCCTTCAGTCAGCCACTTTTGCCCTTGGTGTCTCGCCGTTCGAATCAAATTAGCACCAAGACCAATTCGTTCCTGACCTTCAACCAGGACTTGTCCGTAAAGGCCGAGTGGAAGCTCGTGAGCGGTGCTCAGTTCAAGGGTCTTGAAGCCTTGGGTCCTCTTGAGGGCAACCTCAACGTGTGTATGCTGGGATATGTCGTCGGCCAGCGGCTTTTTGACTACGTTCAGAAGACCACTGGTGACAAAAAGACGGCGTGCGAACTCGACATCGATGTCGACGGCACCCGTATCCAGTTGGTTCGTTGGCCCAGCAAAGACGGCCTCCCAGAAGCTTTCAAGGAGAATCTGGCTGGCGCTGTGGTAGCATCACAACTCGTACGTGGCGCAGGGTCTACAAGCTTCTTCTTGGCAGACGTAACCGTCCTTGCGCCTCCACTCAAAAACAAAGCCGAAGAAGAAGAGGAAAGTCCACTATGACACCGATGAATGAAGCCCTTCAGAAGTACCGCGAGACACGTAATCTGGCCGATACCGAAGTGTTTGGGGACCCCCGGACACGGCCTGGCCACGAAATGCGTCGAAGACAAGCTCAACAAGAACTGCCTATGCTGACCAAAGAAGTTGCTGCACAATTCAAGAAGGTCGGCTTCCCGGTTTTTGTCTCGGGTCCCAATGTCGATGGTTTCCTGCGCGTCGCGACTGAAATCAACGAGTGCGTCAACGTCAGCTTCAGCAAGGCAATCGCTCCAGTCGTCGATGCTGTTGAGGCCGCTCTTGGACAGCGCAACCGCGAATTTTCTCCCAGTGCATTTTCGTCCATGGTGCGCGAGATTCGTCAGGTCGGCGCTGCACTGGGCTTGACTTCCATCCCCGCTCTGAACTACGATGGACCTGTCTTCCTCACAGGTCGCGAGGAGACGGGTCAGTTGGTGAATTCGTACATCGTGAAGTATGTCGGTGTAGGATTCCTGGCTGGCATGATTGAACAGGCGGCTCTCGAAGAGGCGAAGAATCTCAAGGGCGACACGCCCGTCATCCCAGTCGTTGTGTCGGGTCTCTCAGAAGACCTCTACGACTCGGTCAGCCAGGGCATGTTCCAAGGCAAGTTTGTCACAGCGGAGGCCAGTGCGGACGTTTCGCAGGAAGCCGTGACGAAGGTCTTCAAGACCATCCGTAATACACGTAAGACCAAGAAAGAAGAACAACCACAATGACCACAGAAAATCAGACGCAGCAGCCCTTCGCAATCGGTAAGCCCAACTACGCAGGCGGTGGAGACCAGTCGGGCAGGCAGTCCCTGACCTTCCACAAGCTCGGCCACAAGGAGCCCAAGAACCGGGTTCTCGTCGTTCGCATCGCGCCCCCTGTCGGGCCTCTTGCTGAACGGGGCATTTGGGCCCTGTACGTGAAGCAGCACTTCGGGTACTCCATCCCCTTCACGAACCGCAACGGAGAGGTCAAGAAGATTCCAGTGACTTTCCGCTGTCTGGAGCGCCAGGACCGCAACGGCAACATCACCCAGCGTTGCCCCGAGTGCGACGAAATCAACCGCCAGAAGGAGAAGTTGGCCGCCAAGGAGAAGGAACTCAGCGCCAAGGGTCTGTCCGAGGACGACATCAAGGCTCAGACCGCCTTCGTCAGGATGTGGCTCAAGGAGCACAACCTCGACCGCAAGTGGAACATGGTTGCCAAGGACAACGGCAGCCGGTGGGGCTTCCTGACCATCAGCCACGCGTGCTTCAAGCTCCTCAAGGGCAACGAGCAGGCTCCTGGGCTGATTGACACGCTCATCGCCAACGGCATCGACCCCCTGAGCCCCGACAAGGGTCTCTGGATTCGGTTCACCCGCAACGGCACCGCGTTCAACGAAATCCGCGACATCCCGACGGTCGAGACCGAGTCGGTCACTCGCGATGGTGAGACCTACGAGCGCAAGAAGTACGACGCTCTGACCCAGGCCGACATCGATGCGATTTCGAAGCTCCCCGCACTGGACACTCTCGGTCGCGAACTGACCTTCGATGCCATCAAGCGCATCGTCGACTCGGGTGGCGACGAAGAAATCCTGCGCGACGTCATGAACATGCCCCGTCAGGCTCCTCGCTCGGCTCAGGGTGCCGCTCCTACCGCCGCTGCGACGGCGTCCGCACCTCAGCACGAAGAGGAACCGACCGAGATGTCGGCATCGCTCAGCAAGGCTCCCGCGAAGGGACCTGAGGTGTCCGAAATCGAGCGCCTGAAGGCCCAGTTGGCCCTGCTCCAGGCCGCAGCGGCACCGTCGGTCGCCACTTCGCCCGCTGCAGCGACTACCGTGACTGTGAAGGCCACTGCGCCCTCTCCGTCACCCGCTCTGGCTAAGGAAGTGTCTGCGATGGACATGGACGCATTCCTCGCGAAGTACCAGTAAAAACATCCGCACTTGACAGGTACCCCTCGCTAGTGACATAGCTGGCGAGGGGTTCTTCATATGGATACAGACAATTCAATCAGTACACCTGACGGCAAGTCATACGATATGACGTTGCCAAATCAGGCCGAAGCACGTGTACAAGAAATCGCGTACGTCACTCGACCCAAGGCACCCGAACTGATTTCAGTCTTCGCTCGGGCCTGTTTCGTGTTGTCGAGACACCTCACGTCGATTTATCTCGGGCATCAGATGGCCATCAAGGCAGCGGCGAACCGCAGAGCCGTATTGCTCATTGACGTCATCCCAGGAATCCTGGCCGAGAAGAAGCTCACCAGCAACGATGCAAACAGGAACTCTCTCATCACGCTCGACCCCGAGTACGATAGACTGTCCACGGCAGAGGTCGAGTTCGAAGCAGCCCTGCTTTACGTCAAACGCAAAATCGAAGACATGGAGTCTGCCTTGAATGCGACTAAGAAGGTCGTAGGCGAGACGGATGCAGTTTACAACCGACCGAACTACAACTGGGCAGAGACTGGCGACCTGCAGCCGAAACCCACGCAGGAAGTCGGCGGCTTGAAGTTCGGCAAACCCAACTACTGAGGCGAAAATGGCAACAAACAAGAAAATCATGGAAAAGTTGATGGGGCTCTCTGGGGCTGTCATCGGCTACAGGAACATTCACGACTACGTCATCCGTACCCCGTCGCCCAGCCTGAACTTCACGTTCGGCAACGCGCACGGGTTGCCCGCAGGTCACTCCATCACCATCTTTGGCCCTCCCAAGGGTGGCAAGTCGCTCATCGCGAACATGATGGTCGGTCAGCTTCACAAGGACGACCCTGATGCCTGGGCCATCAAGTTCAACACCGAGTTCCGTGAAGGCGGACAACTGACCGAAGAGCAAGCGAAGCTGTGGGGTATCGACCGCGAGAGGTACATCGCCTACGAGACCAACCGGCCCGACGAAATCTTCGACCGCATCGAGAAGGACTTCGCGGCCCTCGCTGATGCTGGCATGAAGCTCAAGCTCGTCATCATCGACTCCGTGACCCAGATTCAGGGTCGCCGTGGCATGAATGCCGATACCATCATGACACAGCAAATCGGCGACAACGCCCTGACCATCCAGGAAGGTCTCAAGCGGATTCTGCCTGTACAGCGCAAGCTCGGTTTTGCCTTGGTCCTCACGGCTCACGTGCGCGCCCAGATGGACATCGCTGAGCAGATGCGTGGCAACAAGGTCCGTGCAGCCATTTCGTTCGGTACCCAGCACCACTGCGAGTACTCGCTCTTCGTCGAGCCCAACCGGTCCAAGGAGGGTCGCGAAGACCTGTTGGGTCACAAATTTGTCAACGAGTCGGTCGAGGACCTCTCGGGCAAGGGCGAGAAGCAGGGTCACAAAATCAGGGTCAAGATGGTCGACTCTTCGATTGGCCCCAAGGAGCGCACTGGCGAATTCACCCTCGACTACTACAAGGGCGTCGTCAGCACCCACGAAGAGGTCTTCCGTCTGGGCGTAGGCTGGAACATCATCGAGAAGCCCAACAACCTGACCTACCGCTTCGACGGAAAGGACTGGCGCGGCAAGCCCGCGATGCTGGAGGCCCTCAAGAACGACCCCGCCATGTGCGAAAAGGTCTTGACGGAACTGCGTCGGCGTGACATTGCTCACGAGATTGGCGACGGTACGGCGACGGACAAGGAAGAGTCCTCAGAGGAAAGCGAATGAGTGTCACCAGGACGGTAACCACCATAGCAATTCTCGTCGCGACCACGGTTCTCGTCGGGTGGGACCTGTACGTCAACTTCAACACGATTCCTGGCGACACCATCAGCGAGACCTTGGCCAACTGGATTAAGGCCGCACCCATCATCGCCGTCGTATTGGGTGTCGTCATGGGGCACTTTGTTGGTGACTGGCCAGGTCTGCAGCCCACCCTCGACTTCATTTCCGCCAGGCCCGCAATCGCCCTGCTGTATGGCCTGTTTGGTGGGTTTTTCTTCTGGAACATGAGCCGCTAAATGCTTGCTGAAAAACTGAGGCTGATGCTGGAAGAGTCGGGCATCAGCTTCAAGTCCAACACCAAATCGTACGTCATGGAGTGCCCTCGTTGCCATAAGCGCGAGAAGCTCTACATTCGCAAGGCTGACGGACGGTTTGTGTGTTGGGTCTGCAAGGAGTCCGAAGGGTATTCGGGCTATGCGGAATGGTGCCTGACAGACCTGACCGGCAAACCGGTCGACCAAATTCGCGCGTACTTGTACGGCGTCAATACCCCGGTCGGTCGGTTCATCGACATCAAATTCGACGAGTTCTTCGGCGACGAAGACGAAATTCCCATGTTCGTCGGTGGCGACCTCAAGCCCATCGAAGACGACCCAGGTTTCCGAGACCTTGACTCGCCCGCCGGAACAAGAGGCGTGGCGTATCTGGCTCGACGTGGCATCTCGCTCGGAGTTGCCAAAGAGTACGGCATCAAGACATGGCCAGCCAGGAACTCCATCGTGTTCCCCGTAGTGTTCCGTGGCTCCCAGGTGGGTTGGCAGACCCGCTATATCGGCGAGACCGAGGTCCTTGACGACGAAGAGGCCTCGCCAGTTAGCCTCAAAATCCCCAAAGCAATGACGAGTCTGGGCCTCAAAAAGGAACGGACGTTGATGTTTTCTGACCGTATCGTTGGGGACTGGGTTGTGCTATGTGAAGGACCAATCGACGCCCTCAAGGCTCATTTGTGTGGCGGCAACGTAGCCGCGCTCGGTAAGGGTGTCTCGGGGTATCAACTGGACCTCATCAAGAACATGGGCATCAAGCGACTGTACCTCGGGCTCGATCCGGACGCCTTCATGGAGTCCGCCAAAATCCTGCGTGAGATGGCCCAGTATGTGGAAGTGTACGACATGCGTCCTCCTGCCCCTTATGGGGACCTCGGAGAGATGACGATGGAAGAAGTCAAGGTCCTTTTTGACAAGGCGCCCAGACTCCATCCCAACCATTTGTTTTTGTACCTAAAGGACCACTATGCAGTATGACCAAAACTACAACCTGAGGGTCGAGGCCGAGAACATTCCGGCGCAACTCCCCTTTGACTCCGACCAGCAGTCTGCGCTGCTCGGCCACATCTTGCTCAACGAGTCGTTTTTCAGGCAGATGTACGGCAAGCTCCAGGCGAATTGGTTCATGGACCCCGCCGTCGCCAAGCTGTACGGGTTCTACGTCAACTTCTACAAGTACTACGACCACGCGCCGAGGTCTGAGGAAGAATTCAAGCAGTGGTCCGAGTTCCGCGCCCTCGACCAGGGCGACAAAATCAGACTTTACAACAAGCTCTCGTCCTGCAGGCTCAAGACCGAGACCCACGGCGTCACCAGCCTGGCCGACCAACTGACCCAGTGGTCAAAGACCCAAGTATTTTTGCGGAATCTGCCGCAAATCGCCAACCTGATTAACTCTCGCCAGCTTGTCAAGGCTGAAGACCTGTTTCAGGAGACTGCCAAGACGCTGGTGTTCTCTTCGTTCCAGGATGAGGCCGCTTTCCAGTGGAAAAACTACCGTGCCATCCGCGACACGGCCGAAGCCGACCTGAGTGGGGCGATGTCGACCGGTCTGACGCTCTTGGACCGGAAACTCTTGCCCCACGGCACGAAAGGGTCGCTGCTCCCGGGCGACACAACGCTGATTGTCGCTCCTGTGAACGTCGGTAAGACCACCACCATGCTTTCGATGGTGCGTCACAACATCTTCGCCGGTAAGTCCGTGCTGCTGATTACCCGCGAAGGTCGCGACAATGACATTGGCGAGAAGATGTTCTGCAGTTGCTTCCGCAAGTCGAAGTCGGAACTCTGGGCCTGGTCGCGGACCCCCGAGGGCGAAGCCGCTTTCGACAAGATGGCCGAGTTTTTGTCTCAGCAACTGACTTACCTCCACTTGCCGAAGGTCGACCAGTTCGTCGAGGACGTCATCAGCGACGTGTTTCGCCTTCAGGCAGCCCGCAAGGCCAAGTATGGCAAGGGCTACGACCTGCTCGTCGTCGACTACCCGGGTATTTTCCAGTCGCGCGAGACCCAGGGCGCTAAATGGCAGTACCGTCAGATTCAGGACTACATTTACCGCCAGTTCGTGCAGGTCGGGGCCGAACAAAAGCTCCATGTCATCGCAGCCGTGCAAGCCAACCGTGAAGCCTCGAAAATCAACAAGGGCCTCAGCGTCCGACGCCTGCTGGTCGAGGAAGACATCCAGGAAGCGTGGGGTATCGCCCAGTCGGCGACGAACATCATCACCCTGAACCGCGATGCCAAGGCCCAGGACGGCAAATACATGACGTTCTACCTTGTCAAGTCCCGTTCATCTGAGGTTGGCTGGGCCATCACAGCCAGAACCGACTTCGCCAAGGCCTTGACGCACGGAGACGAACTTGGTGCTACGGCCTACCGTGGCAACGTGGCTTTGAACGAGCAAATCGACGACCTCTTGCGCCGTTACCCAAACCGTGATATCCCCGAAGGAATGATTGACGGTTACAAAATAAATTTACACGAAGAAGAGAGCAAGTAAATGGAAATCAGCAAGCGCGGTATGGCGGGACTCGGTTCCGCCGTTTTGGTCATCGGCATCGCAATCGGCATCGCTCTTGCCGTCAATCTCAAGCTTGGCCCCGAGAACGTCAGGGTCGAAGAGAAAATCAAGGTCGTCGAGGTGGCCAAGGAAGTCGTGGTCGTCAAGGAGGTCGTGCGCGTGGAGGTCGTCCGTGTCAAGGACACCCAGGTCGTCGACCGCTGGCGCCGCGAGAAGACCGAGGTCCAGGACCCCGATGGCACTGTGACCAAAAAGGAAGTCGAGGAGCGCAACATCGACACGGTCGTGAAGGAAAAAGAGACCAAGGCCGAAGTCAAGGTTGTCGAGGTCGTCAAGGAGGTCGTCGTCGAACGAGAGAAAATCGTCGAGAAGATGGTCGAGCCCGTGCTGCCAAACTGGAGCGCAGGCCTCCTGGCTGGCGCTGCACCGCGTTTTGACCAGCCGTTAGCCACTCCGGTCATGGTGGGCCTGGAAGTCGAACGTAGGCTCGCTGGGCCCGTCTGGGTGGGTGGCTGGGCAATGGGCGGAAGTCCAGTCGTCGGCGGATTTTCATTGACGAACGTTGCAGTGGGGCTTAAGGTGTCGTTGGAGTTCAAATAATGGATACATGGAACGCTGACAGCCAGCTTGTACGCTCGCGGTCCACCGAAGGGTGGAACCTCGCGATTGGCGAGCCGCATTTGTTGCGCGAAGTCATGTCGCCGTACTATCCCAGGCACTATCCGGCGGATTTGTCGTACCCCGACACCGCACCCGACCCGGACCTGATGGCGGAGCTTCGTAAGCGCCACCCGACCGGCCACATCGTCGTCACGGTAGGTGCCAAGCAGGCCCTGTATGCGGCTATTTGGGCCATCAAACAAATCAGGATCGAGTCGGATAGACTCTATCACCGGGCGCCGCACTGGCCTTCGTACCCCACCATCGCCGAACGTAGCCGGTTACTCCATGTGACCAGTGACGCGGGCCTAAGCGACGCGCAGTGGGAACGGACAATCAAGGTTTCGACCTCGCCCAACAACCCAGACGGCAGTTGCGAATTTCTGGGGTGCGACATCTGGGACGCGGCTTACGCTGACCACGATTTGTACGGCTGGAACGGTGTGGTTCCAAGGCACAAAATCAGCGTGTGGTCGGCCGGTAAGCTGTTTGGCTCGCCAGGAGCACGCGTCGGATGGCTTGTCACTGAAGAGGAGCACCTTGCCCGTTTGGCTACCCAGTATGTCGAGCAGCACACTTCGGGGGTCGCGACGACCAGCCAGTATCACGTTGCCGCCACCATGCGGAACCTTGAAGGTGTCGAGCACCGGGTCAAGCGCGACTTCAGGGTCCAGCTTTATTCAAACCGGGCACTGTTCCACGGGTACCTGGAAGACCACATCATCGACCACGAGGCGGACTTCAGTTGCGGCATGTTTGCCTGGTTCGAGCCCAAGAACCCCGAACAGTTCAAGGCCGCGATTGACAAGCTCAAAATTCTGATGGTCGATGGCTCAGCCTGTGGAGTCCCAGGGCACTACCGGGCTTCGTTGGGCCTCACCAACAGTAAGTTTCACTCAGCAGTACTCGCGCTTGTCAAGGAGCTTGAAAAATGACGTTTGACGAATTTGAAGTGGTATGCCTCGATGTGTTCACCGAATGGCTGCCAAAAGGTGTTGACAAGGCCTCCAAAAAGCGCGTCATCGCGGAACTCGCGCGTGAGCTTGCCGAACTGAAGGTCCTGGACCTGGAGGAAGAGTTCGAAGAAGAGGTCGACTCCGACGACGAAGACAAGCCGGAAGACCTCGTGTCCCTGTTTGGAGACTAAATGGAGCGAACACTCAAGCAGACCCCGGTCAATGACTACGAGTTTCGGTACGAAGTCACGATTTCGAGTGACCCGTGCCAGCCCAAGACTCTGATGGCACGGAACGTCGTTCAGAACCTCCTCAGGACGTGCCTTAACACACCCGGTCTGCTAGACTGTGGCAGTAATGCGTTTGACGTCGTCAAGATTTCACACGACGGCGACAAGTGGAACATCGTGTTGGAAGCTGTTGGTCCATAGGTCCCACCCAGGGAGAAGTCTTGAAGCGTCGGCAAATTCAGCACCGTCCAGAGGCCGAAGAGAAGAAGAAGAACAAAGAACTCGCCGAGGCAAAGCGCGAAATACACCAACTCAAACGGAAGATGGCCAGGCTCCAAAAGCAGGTCGAGCGCGAGATTTCGATGGGGCCCTACATCGAGCCCGACGAGCCTACGCCTGAAGTGGCTGTGACGGTTACTGTCCCGAACGGGTGCCCGAAGTGCGGACAGCCAACCAAGAGCGTGTACCTCAGCCACAACAAGAAAACCCTGACGGTTTGCTCGTCATGTGGCTCGAAGGAGCTTAAATAATGGCTGAATGGAAAGCGTGGAAGATGTGGAAGGGTTGCTCACGAAAAAAGCTGAAGTTTGCCCATGAAGGTCAAGCCCGGCGAGAAGGACACAAGCGAGATCTGCGTGCGTATAAGTGTTTGTATTGCGACGGATGGCACCTGACAAGTCGAGAAGTCGAGTAATGGACTTCGTACGCGAGTTTCCACCTGCCCCAACGAACCCGTTCTACTGCGGCGATTGCGGTGCGGAGTACTTCGGGACCGCTCAGGGGGCGATCGACGCCGATTGGGTCATGATGAGCCCCCATCCGGTTCCGGACATGCTGTGCCCCGATTGCTTCGACAACCTGGGGACCCTTGAAAGCGACTCAGCTACAGGTTACGAAGCACCGGAGTGGTCCAAAAATGAAGATCCAACTGCGACATGACGTTCTGACCGGGCTCATGCTCGCTGCGTTGCTTTTCTTCAACCTGTCGGACTCTATTGCGACCGCCATATACGTCAGTCGTGGCGACGCTCGTGAAATCAACCCCTTGATGGACGTACTGATTCAGTTCAGTCCGACCGCGTTCTTGCTCCTCAAGAATAGCTATGGGGTTGTAGTAGCTGTGATAACGTGGACCAATAGAACCAGACCCGCCGTGGTTCCTGTAGCGAGCGTCGTGACGCTTGCATACGCCGTGAATTTCGGGTATCAGCTAGGTTGGATTGCTCTTGTTTGGGGATGGTGATGTGGAAACGACTTAAATGCCTGATTTTTGGCCACCAGCCAGAGCAGTTCAGTACCATCTCTACCAGCCTGGCGGGCCAAGCGACCCTGATTCGTCCAGTCCCCTACTACGTCATCTGGGTCGTTACTCCCCGGGACGAACAAATGAACCGCAAGGGGCGCGGACTCAATTTTTGCGAGCGCTGTGGCGAACTCGTAGTGGTGAGAAAACCATGAAACTTCACGTGATGAGTGACCTGCATTTCGAGTTCTTGTCGAACTTCGATGAGAGCCAGTTCTGGCGCATTCTCGATTCAAAGGTAGCCACAAGTCCAGGTGCAACCCTAGTTCTGGCTGGGGATATCTACAACCTGAAGAATCCCAAGCGGTTCGAGCAGATTCTGTCGGGGTTCTGCTCGCGCTACGGGTCGGTCATATACACGCCCGGCAACCACGAGCACTGGAAGTACTCCATTCGTGAGGCAAACCAGTACCTGGCCGACCTCGAAAGCGACCCAAAGTTTCACAGCCTTGCTTGCATTCGGCCCGGCGGCACCTCCAACCTTTGGCTGGCGCCGTATGTCATCGGCGGTACGCTCTGGTACCCAGACTGCAAGAACGAAGCCTTCAAGGCGCAGTGGTGTGACTACTACATGATTTCTGACTCGGGTACGGCAATCGAGGCCGAGCATCAAAAATTCATGGCCGACTTGATGTCACGCGAAGCCCCACTGGTCGTGTCGCACCACTACCCGACCGACGAGTCCGTTGGACCCCGCTGGGTCGGCCAACCCACCAACATCTTCTTCAGCGCAGCAATCGACGACGCCCTGAAGGCTCGTACCTTGAAGCCACCCAAGCTCTGGGTCCATGGCCACACCCACGACCCGATGGACTACGTCTCGAAGTATGGATTCAGGGTGTACTGCAACCCCATGGGCTACCCCGGCGAAAACAGCAACTCCCAATTCTGGAATCGGCTCGAAGTCGAGGTCGCCATCTAATGGTACTTACTCAAGGTCAAGAAGAAGCCCTCGCGAACGTCAAGGGCCTGGCCAAGGACTTTCCGAAGGGTGGCGGAATCGCCGTCATCGCTGGGTACGCTGGCACGGGCAAGACTACGCTTGTGCGCTCCCTTGAGGAAGAGTACGGCGAGAACATGCTCGTCGTCACGCCCACTGGCAAGGCCGCCGTTCGCGTGCGTGAGGCTGCGGGCTGCCCTGCAAAGACCATCCATTCGTGGCTGTACGAGGTCGCCGAGGACGAAGAGACCGGGGCCTTGTCGTTCCAAAGGCGCAACACGGGGCTGATTGAGCGCCCAGAATGTGGGTTCTTGGTGGTCGACGAAGCCTCCATGGTTGGCTTCAAGGTCTTCGCGGACGTCTACCAGGCCTGCAAGAACCTGGAACTCAATCTCGTGCTCATTGGCGACGGCTTCCAGCTTCCACCTGTCGAGATGGACTCCAAGAAAAAAGACTTCAGCGTCTTTGCGCCCGATTTCCCGGCGCACTCCAAGGTGACCCTGACCGAAATCCACCGCCAGGCCCTTGATTCGCCCATCATCCGCGCCAGCATGGACGTTCGCCTGGGCCAGTGGGCTACCGAGGCCCTGAGCAGCTTGCCAGTCGTCAAGGACTCAGACCTTCTGGAGCGTGCGAAGTACTTCTACGAGCAGGAAGGTGCGACCATTTGCCACCGGAACGCCACCAGGCACGCCCTGAACGCTGGCGTACGTAGCAAGCTGGGTCTGCCTTCCGACCAAATCAGTAAAGGGGAGCCTCTTTTGGTCGTGCAAAACACGTACCAACTGGAAATCTTCAACGGAGAAATTGTCCCTATCCTCACGCAGCCGCGCGCCGTGAATGTCGCGCCGATCGCCGTCCGAGACAACCAGAACAACGCATCCAAGTACATGAATTTCTTGGAAGTTGACATTGACTGCCCCCTCCAGGGCGAGCAAGCAGCCATCGTGGTCGACGCTGAGGTTTTTGGCACGAACGGCGAGGTCGGGTCGTACGCAATCAAGCGGGCCGTCTGGAACTTCAAGACCACGAAGTACGGGGTCGCCAACAAAATCCCCCAGGGTCCCGCGTACGTACCTGCGAACTTCGGTTACGTCTTGACATGTCACAAATCTCAGGGTAGTGAGTTCAACGCGGGCATCGTGGTCGTCGAAGAGTCCTTGCGCCCGAACTCACCTGAAGGTCGCCGCTGGGCCTACACGGCCATCACGCGTTTCAAGAAGCAAATCGAGATTTGTTGGAGGATTTGATGTCTGAACCATTCAAAATCATTCTGTGGCCCGACCCTCGACTTAAGAAGGTCAGCGAGAAAGTCACGACCGTCAACCCCAAGCTCGTGTCCGAGATGTTCGCGGCAATGGACCAGGCGGGGGGCGTAGGACTCTCAGCTATTCAGATCGGCTTCCCGGTCAGAGTCGTCGTTGCGAACATCAAAGGCCTGCGCAAGACCTTCCTGAACCCGTCTTGGGTCCCAGAAGAGGGAGCGAAGATGAAACCTGTCCTTGAAGGTTGCCTCAGCACGCCGGGGATGTTCGAGACCGTCTACAGGTACGAAAAGGTCCAGGTGGACTACGACGTTCTGGAAACAGACGGGTCTGGTGAGTTCCTGCAGCAATATCTGCGCCCTACGACCCTCGTCCTTGACGGTCTCTGGGCTCAGATGATTCAGCACGAGTGCGAACACCTCGAAGGCAAAATGTTCGTGGACAACTTGAAAAAGGCTGACCGTTCACGTATCATGGGCGAGATGGTGAAGTTCAAGCGGTCTGGAGGCTCAAAGTGAAGACGTCGATTCTCGTAGCGGTACTGGTGCCATTTTTGATGATGTCCTCGGTCATGGCTGGCGGCAAGGTGGTCCTGGACCGTGGACGCGATGCGGGCATCCAGGCCGCTGCTGGTCAACGTGACGGAGGTACTCCCGACATCCCCGACGCCAGCCTGGACGTCAAAATCACCCGCAGGCTCGACCTGGCCGAACGCTTGGCTGCGATGAAGAAGGACATCGAGAAGACCAAGCCGGTCAAGGCATTCGACATCTATTGGGTGGTCGAAGACTCCGCATCGGACCTCGCGTTCTTGGTGGTCGACGACGGTACCAACAAGGTCGGTCTCATGTTTGTCTACAGAGGGAAGGAAAAAGAATGGGAACTCCTCGAAAACACGTTCAGAGCGCCATAAAGGAAGACTCTCTCGTCAGAATCGTAGTCCCCAGGAAAATCCTTCGCTTCGGCTACCCAAAGAGTCTCCAGGACTACGTGGTCGAAATCAAGTCAGACCCGGAACTTTGGCCCAAGCTTGAGTCCGCTTGCTACACGGCGACCGGTCGTACGAAATGGGGCTCGCAACCACTGGCCGCCAAGCACGTCGAGAAAGCTATTCGAGAGCTTGCCTATGTCCGTGGGAAAAATGACGGATGGGGTGGCTCTAAGAGGTCGATGCACTTCCAGGAGTGCCCCGAGCTTCTCGGTAAGCGTGCCAGGGTGTTTTCTGTCAAGCGAAAGCACGAGGGAACCAGGTACCCGGGCTGTAACTACGAGTACGAGAGCGAACCTCCGACCTCCGACCTTGACCGTGCTGTACGAGTCTTGACTTTGTCGCTGTTTTCTGACTACAACGAGTTCATTTCGCCGAACAAGTACATCGATGTCGACGCCCAGTGGGTCGAGCCTTGGGTCGAAAAGGAATCCGACGAATGAGTAACGTGAAAGTCTGGCGCTACGCAAGAGGCGGTAACGGCTGGTTCGTCGTTTTCGTGGACGAAATCGGCTGCGTGTCGATTCAGTCCGATTACGGAGACTATGCCTACCGCTGGTCTTCGTTCGGCGACGACATCCGGACGTTCCTGATGCAGTGCAACGACTTGTATTTGCAGGACAAATTCACTTACGGTCAGCCGAGGGTGGTCAAAGGAGAAGAGTCCATCAAGCGATTCAAAGAAACCATCCTTGACGACCGCCGCCAAGGGGCTTTGTCCAAAAAGAAGGCCCGAGAACTCTACGATGCTGTGCCTGAGTACCTGGATGACGGCTTCAGGAGTGCCGACCTCGAAGAAGTCCTGGCCGACTGGCTGTCGAATGACTGTTGGGAAACGGTCGTGTGCGAGAAAGAGTACGACCAGGTCAACGCCTTTCTTGAGAAGTGCTGGCCAGATGTCATCAAGCAGATGAAGAAGTCGGTTGAATTAGTGTTGACGTCCGGCGAATGAAGGCGTATAACGGTGTCCATGAACGACACCAACGCCAAGCAGTGGTCGACGCAGCAGGAAGCCATCTTCGGGTGGTTCAAGTCGGGCAAGGGGAATCTGGTCGTTCGCGCTCGTGCCGGTACGGGCAAGACCACCACCATCCTCCAGGCCATCAGCTTCGCCCCTGAGTCGCGCATCCTCCTCGCCGCATTCAATAAAAAAATTGCCGAGGAACTCAAGTCGAAGCTCCGCAATCCCGCCGCTGAGGCCAAGACCCTTCACTCGGTCGGCTTCGGCCTCGTCCTCCGCAACTGGTCGGGCGTCAAGCTCGACGGCGCCCGTGGTCAGCGCCTCGCTCGTGAGGCTGCCGGTCCGACCTGCCCCGACCCCATCGTCCGCCTCGTCTCGATGCTGGCCTCCAAGGCCAAGGGCATGCTCCCCACGTCGGAAATCGAACTGGTCAACATCGCCACCCAGTTCGACCTGACCCCCGACGAGGAGTGGGCTGAAGAGGGCTGGACGGTCGACCAGGTCGCCCGCATGGCTTCGACGGCCATGAAGCTCGCGGCCACCAAGCGGGACGGCACCATCGACTTCGACGACATGGTCTACCTGCCCGTCGTGAATGGCTGGGTTCGCCCCTCCTTCGACATGGTCGTGGTCGACGAGGCCCAGGACATGAACGCCGCTCAGCTTCGCCTCGCCTGCGGGGTCTGCCGCAAGACGGGCCGCATCGCGGTGGTTGGCGATGACCGCCAGGCGATTTACGCCTTCCGTGGCGCCGACTCGGGCTCCATCGACCGCCTCAAGGCCGCCCTGACGGCCACTGAACTCGGCCTGACCACCACCTACCGCTGCCCCCGTTCGGTCGTCGAGTACGCCGCCAAGCTCGTTCCTGACTACATGGCCGCCCCGACGGCTCCTCAGGGCGAAATCAAGGAAATCGAGTTCAAGGCCCTCGCCGAGGCCGTCAAGCCGGGCGATTTCATTCTCTCGCGCAAGAACGCCCCGCTGGTTCGGACCTGCCTCAGCATCCTCCGCACCGGCAAGCGTGCGAAGATTGAGGGTCGCGACATCGGCGCCATCCTCATCGGCCTCGTCAAGAAGATTTCCCGCACTGCGAAGACCATGCCCGCCCTCCTCAAGGCGGTCGACGAGTGGGCTGACCGCAAGTCGGCCGCCATCATGATGGCCTCGAAGGACGCCGACGCTGCCGAGTCGAAGGTCCAGGAAATCCAGGACACTGCCGAGACCATCAACGTCCTCGGCGAGGACCTGACCTCGGTCGCCGAACTGGTCGCCCGCATCGAGAACCTCTTCGCTGACGACGTGAACGCCGCCAACGTGGTTCTGTCCTCGGTTCACCGTGCCAAGGGCCGCGAGACCGAGACCGTCTTCGTCCTCCGCGACACCCTCTACCCGGGCCGCAAGGGCAAGTCCTCGCAGGAAGAGTGCAACATCGAGTACGTGGCGGTGACGCGGAGCCGTTGTAATCTTTACTTCGTCTCTGGACTGTGATGGATAAAAATGCAAAATATGGTTGAAGTCTCTTGTAAGTTTTGCTCCGTATCATTTAGAAAACAAGCCAAAGAGGTTCGGGCTCGGCAGAAAAAGGGGCAAGTAAATTTCTTTTGCAACAAGAGATGTAAAGCCGCTCATCAGACCAAGGAAGCCGTAGCTAGGGTTGTCGGGCAGCGGTTTGGCATGCTTTTTGTGGTCGAGGCTCGCGTCAAAGCATGCGGCAGGCACAACGCCAGCTATCTGTTATGTCGGTGCGATTGTGGTAAGACGGCTGAAATCTCGCTTAGTAACTTGCTCCATGGCGGTCGCGTCCGGACCTGCGGGTGTACCCGCAGGAGGCCGTTAAAATTGACACCACAACGCTCCGTACTTAATCGGAGGCTTTCGAGCTACGAAAGAGGGGCTCGCGAACGAGGACTAGAGTGGACCCTGCCTCGCGAGAAGTTTGATGAGTTATTGCTATCGCCGTGCTTTTTTTGTGGAGCCAGTGGGGCTGTCCGATTCCCTATCCGCAGGTCAACGAACAACACAGAGGCAGTTGAAGTGAACGGTATCGATAGATTAGACAACCGCATTGGGTATACCGTAGAAAACTGCGTTACCTGCTGCAAGAATTGCAATCAGGCAAAAAGCGATCGGTCGCTTGCTGATTTCTATGAATGGGCAGGAAGAGTTGCTGCCCGCGCCAAGTCGACCCTTGTGTGGGTCGACGGAATCTGATAGGGAGAGGCGCAATGACCATCGACAAGACCAGGCCCCTGTCGCCCCAGCAAATTGCCGAACTGAGGGTCGCTCAGATGCCGCCAGCAGTCTTTGAGGCGGTCAACGAACTCTTGGCGGCCCATCTCAACGAAGACGGCGAAGCGTGCTTCTACGCTTGTGAAGCTGTTCAACTCATCAGTGACAAGTTGAGTCAAAAAGATCCGCACGCTGAGATGACCCACGACGAGCGCTGTAGTCAAATTGCTCTCATGGGATGGCTTCATTTCGAAGACGCCTACCGAAACTGTGGCTGGAACGTCAGTCTGGAAATGAACAACGGTGAAGGCCGGTTCTTCGTCTTCCGAGACCAGGACCGACCTTACATCCAGGGCGTGTTGCCGACAATGAAGAAAAGGTCCAAGTGATTCCCGAAGACATCCACCGGCTTCGAAACCTGTTGATGGCGAACCATCCCGGCATGAGGGGCCGGTTGTTCGTGGACAGCGTCACGTTTGAGCGATGGTGGTTTAGTACTTGCCCGGGACTTACAAGACGAGTCTGGGGCACGTCGGCCAGGCATATGGCCGTGTCGAATCCAAACCTTGCTTTTGCATTGTGGCGCTATCCGATTCCGGACCCGCTCCAAGAGCGCGATGAACCTACGTACTCGGGGGTACCCGTAGACACGGGTGTTACCCATCCAAGGACCTTGCCCGTTGACTCGTACGTCCTCTTGGAACTGGGCTATGCCGACAGCGCCTTGGAGATTTACTGCGAGACCAACCTGAGGCAGACTTAATCGAGCGGCTTGTCGTTGGAGTTCATCACGACCTGCTCAGGCATGGTGATGGTTCCAGGGGCGTAGGCCGAGGCGTTCAAGGTGCCGTAGTTGCTGACGCCCGTGGTCTGGGCCGTAGAACCGGCTCCACCGCCGCGAGGGTCGGTCACCTGACGGATCTGCATGACGGTCGCACTAACGATGCGGGTGATTTGCACCGTCGCACCAGGCTGTCCACCGGCTGCGAGGTACGCGTAGGCCTTTTCGTAGAACCCCACGGTCGATGCGACAGTAATTCCAGTGGCCCCGGCGGCCGAGATTGCTGCTGAGATTTCACGAACAATTCTACCTGCCATTGGTCACTCCTTGAAGCAAGATTACCAGCGAAACTGGTCCAGGCGGGAAAATACCGCCTTGTATCCGCCAGTTGCGTAGAGCTTCTGGAGGTCGGCGAGCGTGAGCCCGACTTTGTTGAGCGGGATTTGCACGTGAGGCAAGTCCTTGAACTTCCACACACCGCCCCATTCGAGGCCGAGCTTGACGGCTTCTTCGCCCAGAATCACGTATGACTCCGGCGACCAGTCTGGTTGGAGCCCAGCACGCGTCAGGTCCTTGTCGAACGTGAAGTCCATGGCAATGCCGAAGTTGTGGTAGCTTTGCCCGCCACGGGCCTTTGTGACGATTTGGCCGGGCTTCGTACGGCCCTGGGCGTAGAGCGCTTCTTGCTCTTCAATGGTCCGCATGCCCGAGGTCGCGTAGTACTCCACGCCCCTGGCCTGGCATGCGGCTTGCAGTTTTTGGCACACGTCCACGAAGTGTGGGTACATCACGTTCAGGTCGACTCGTTTGAAGTAGCTCATTAGATTGCCAAGGTGTCGTACATTGTGTAGTTGATTTCGACCCAGTCAATTTGATAGCTGCTGCCGACCAGACCGGTCATCGACATCGCCATGGTGAATTTGTCCGTTGTGGCGTTCACGGTGCGGTTGCTTGCAGTTGCGTTGACCGCCAAGGTCAGGGTTTCCGATGTCGGCGTTGCATTTAGCCCAAGCGCGATAACCCCGGTTAGCGCGTGGAGATTCGCCCACCCTGCCACGCCACTGCCGTTGGCGGCTGCGGGAACCTGTACAGTCTTCCAGATTTCTGCGGTAGCGGCCGTAACACCGCCCGCCCCCGTACCTGTGTGGGTAACGCGGGCTCTGACACTCGTAATGACAGCCCTGAGGGGCAGAGTCCAGGTCGTCAAGAACGCACAGTTTCCGCTCCCTGTCAATACGCCTGTGGTAATACCGTTGGTCGTTGCGGTGAGGTCGTAAGTAAAGACAGGGACATTCGCGCTAGGAATGACGTGAGTAAAGTCGGTGCCCGCCAACAGCTTCTTCATCGCCTTGCCGAACTGGAAGGCGGCGCCACTCGAAGCCGCGTTGACATAGTTGATGGACGCCCCGGCCGAAGTCTCCAGATTTAGTACTGGACCACCTGACAAATTAACCGCAGAAATGGTCGCCCTGGTGGCAGACTGGTTTTCAGCCGAAATTGCGATACCATCGACGTTGATTGCGGTCACGACGGGATTTGTGTGGCTTCCGTACGCCAAAATCGCACCTGCGGTGCTACTCCCTCCGGTGTTCTCGAATGTGGCAGTGAACGCTGTCGATGAATTGTTTTTGAAGATGGCGGCTTCAGTAGTCGATGCAGCCGCCTTCAGAGCCGCCTGTCCGGTAGGCACCGCAACGTCTTTGATGGTTGCGATAAGAGCCGAGGCGCCCGCATGTCCACCAGCAAAGAATCCACCACCTGCAGTTGCGTCGTTACCGCCGATACCGACAACACCGTATCCGGTGGTTGCTCCGCGTCCACGAACGCCTGTGTTTGCTGCTGCAGGAGCGGTTGACGAAGAACCGAGGCCGATGCCGCCGCTCTTGACGCCGTCGCCATAGACACCTGCGCCGCCGGTAGCCCAACCGACAATACCCGAGCCAGCCCAGACAGTGGGGGAGGCTGCGCCGGTCGCACTTGTGGCGATACCCAGGACGCCGATACCCGACTTGGCACCACCAAAGCCGACGATACCGCTGGAACTGTCGACTGAGTCAAGACCCGCACCTAGCAGAGCGTCGCCACTCGGGCTCCAAACGGCTGCGTACGCGTTTTGAGCGAGGTTGACGAGCAAACCTGCATTGCTCGACACGGTTTCGATAGTACCGCCACGGTCAGATACCGCGACCGGGTTATTGAGGCTCGAAAGACCCGCAACGCTGGCACCTGCATAGTCGCGGGTGATTTTGAGCACACCCTGCGCAGCCGTGTTCGCTGGCGTGAAGAGTGTCCCGACAGGATATCTCCAGCCGCGAACGAAGATTTGGTCAGCACGACGCCACGCGAGAATCCAACGCGAACCTGCAGGCGAACCTGTTCCGAGCGTTGCGAGGGCGGCCCTTGTAGCGACCAGGCCACCGGCAACGCCGGGACCCACGTACTTCCAGGTGACGGTACCGTCAACGATGGCAGTGCCAGTTCCGGTCGGTCCGCCGCCACCAGATGTACCGGCCACGGTTGCTTCGTACGCCAACGAAGACTTGACAACAATGTCTCCAGCGACATAGGCTGTAGTCGCAGCCCAAGCGGCAGCGTAGAACTTGGTGCGGTCCGCATCGACATACAGCACTTCACCGGCCTTCAGACCAACCACACTGCCGCTGGCAATGTCATTGCTGTAGGCTGTCGAGTTGTCGAACAGCAGTCGCAGACCCTGGTACGTGAGGGTCTCGGTACCGAGGTTCCACGACAAATACTCACCGTTACCGAGAGTAGGACCATACGTAATCAGGGCCACGTTGCGATCGGCCGTTGCGCTGTACCAGTGTTCGCCGCCGCCAGATTCCCAGATGCGGGTCATTACGGCATCCATCCAGTCCTTCTGGCTGGTGATGGTCTTGTCACCGCCCTGGAACAGGGTGTTGTCGATGGTCGTCGAACCTTCAGTGCGAGTCCAAGAAGAGAACGAGGACAGGGCTTGGGGGTTGTCGCCGCCCTGACCCAAGCGGAACATCAGCGGGCGAGCGTCCTCAACCGAAACCACGAAGCCGGAGGCGTCGAGGACGACCTTGGCGATGGGCACGAGGTGCGTCTGCGAGCTAAACGGCGTCGCAACAATTTCGATTTGGTAGTCAAGGGTCTTGCCGAGCGGGACCTGGCGAGGAGACTCAAGGCGGGTCGAGGTGCTGATGAACTGAACGAGGTCGGTCGTTGAGACATCAGCGCTGCGAACGTAGCCCAGGCCGACGTAGTTCGTTGCACCGAGCACCCAGCCACCAACGACCCTACCGTTTGTCACGGGGTTCAGTGTTTCAGCGGCGCGGTCCGAAGGGACGGACAAGAACGTGCCAGCCTCAGTGGCAAGGCGGTTGAAGGCGATACCTCCAGCGGTCACAATCGCAAGAGAGGTCGCCGGGGCACCTACAGCAATGCCGGTCATCTCGAAGCCACGGACAACCAGGGCCTTGGAACCGGCCATACCTTGGCCGACAAGGACGTCAAAGTCCGCCGCTACAGCCGATTCAAGCGAACGCAGATGGGGCAGGTCCACGCGCTGCTGACCGAGCCAATTTTGCTGGCGAATTACTGACATGATTTTGTTCCTTTGGCCCTAGATTACCGAGCGGATTTAGTCTCGTTAGACCAGTCGAGTGCTTCGAATTCGATTTCGCCAGTGATGATACCCTTTTCAGGTACCGACCAGCTTTGGCGTACGACGGTGCAGTACATCGCTTCGAAGATTACCGAGTCGCTGCCGCGTTCAACCAGTTGGAGAGAAAAATACTTTTCCCGAGCAAGGAAATCGTACGAAGCGGCCAGGGCCGCACCTTCCGCACCGCCGTCGCCGATGGTGCGGTAGATAGAAATTCGGCCGTTGATTCTGGTCGTGGTCGGCATCAACTCGAAAGGCTCTGTCGAGTCGAGTCCATACAAAGCCTGCTTGGGCGTATCCGAAGTGAACTGGAAGCCCTTGACACGTCCAAAAGCCTTGCCGTTGAGGTAAGGGATGACGCCCGCTGATGTGACTGTTTTTGAGCGTGCCATTTACTCACCCCAGATTTTCGTTACGTCGCTGACCTTGGGCTCGCTGTCGGTAGCTTCGGTCGGATACCCCTCGCCACCAAGACCTCGGTCGCCTGGGTATTTGACGGTGAAGTCGACATCAATACCCGCTGCGGCGGCCGATTGGGCGGTTACCTGAGCGGCCACGCGGCCTGCAGAGCTTGCAGTTGCGTAGAACATCGCGTCGCCATCGACCACGAACGCGTTACGGTCGGCCAGGTATTCGACTGACGTTCCGACCGCATAGGTCGACTCGGGCAAGAATCCGAAGTCGATGAGCAGAGAGGTCGAGTTGATTTTCTGAATCAGGCGGATCGGCTTCGATTGAGCGCCCGTTCCAAAGGCCAGCACGAGGTACCCGGAGTCGGGGAAGTCCGCAGTCGAGGCCACGCTGAGCGTTGCCGTCCGGACGCCCTTTGGTACAGCCACGGTTGTCGTTGTCGTGATTCCGGTAACGGCCAGACCGTCTGCGTCGTAGAGGTAGGGACCTTCGATGGTGGAGGCAGCCGCCGCAGAAGACAAGACATTCGCGGTTGAATTGAGGTCAACGCTGATGGCGCCGTTGACGGGTCCGCTCGCTACGTCCGCCCCGGTATCGGCCCACAAAACCGTCGTGGCCGTGACTGACGAAATGGTCTTCAGACCCGCCGAAATGCCGACGCTGCCTGCGAAGTTGACGAATACGCGTTGACCGGCAACCAGACCTGTCGTAGAAGGTACCGTCACAGTGGTGACGTTCGAAGTCCTGGCAGCGAGACTGATGGGGTACGAGTTCGATGCTGCGGCGGCTGCGTACGAGTCCGTTGTCGAGGACCACGTAAGACCACCAGTTTTGGTGATATCGCCAAAGTTTGAGCAGAACTGCTTGTGCTCTGGAGTCTTGACCGTAAAGAGTCCTGCCGATGAAGTGAGGACCGTATGAAGCTTGTCGTTGATTCCGGCCGCACCAATGCTGTCGGCACCAGGGATGAGCAAGTCCGCTGTCGTATGAGTGGTTCCGGCTGCGTTCCCGCCGATGAACAGGCCGATGTCGCCGACCGCAAAACCACGGTCACGCGCCGCATCGTAGCCGACAAAGTGGCTGGTCGACTTCATCGTGGTCAAGTCAAGGATTTCCAGGCCACCTTCGTACGTAAAGGTACTGCCAGTCAGCGGTACGGCCGAGAGCGTGACGGGCCCGCTAATCCAGACCTTCGAGCCGATCTGAACAACGTTGGGGTCTACCCAGCGCTTGTTGAGGGTGCCCGCAACCGACCACTTGTTGGTCTTGGGGTCCCAGATTTCGAACTCGAAGATGCCGTTGTTGGGCCACTGCTCTGTCGCAAAGGCGTTGACTTCTTGCAGGGGACGATCCGGCCTATAGCCAGTTCCGCCAACCACGAGCACGCGACCGTCCGTCAACTTGAGGGCCTTGTGGAAGGCGCGGGTCCAAACCATCTTGGGGCCAGGAGAGCAAAGTGTAGTGGCGGGGTCGTAGAGTTCGGTCGTATTAAACGTTTCGCTCGACGCAAAAGGACCGGCGGAAACCCAACCTTTGGTGCGCAGGTAAGACTTGAGAATTTCCGCGTTCGAAAGCGCGACAGTGCTGACACGCACTTCGTCAAATGCGGCGTCGTACTGGCTTCCGCCTTCTGGGGCGCGATTCAAGAACCAGGCACCGTTCGTCCCGCCGTCTGGATTCGGCACGCCAGTCCATGTTTCAACCAGAATTCCGTTCAGAAAGACGTCGACCGTGCTGCTGCCACCATTCTCGGTCTTGCGCACGGCGACATGGACACCTTGACCGCTAAAACTGTTGACATCTGGTGTGGTTGACTGAACCAGGACGGTGTCGTTGCCGGGCCCGTCTTCCCAACGAATCGAGACCTTACCGGCGGCGTTGACACCAATTTCCATCAGGACGTTGTCTGCCGCCAGTTCGGCGGGTCCGCCGTAGGCGACGACGACACCGTCGCCGTAAGGCTGCAAAATCCAGAAATCGACGGTCCAGGACCCCAAAAGCGCGGTCACTGCGGGGGCAGAGCCCGCTACGGTTGCCGTGCCACCGCCAGTAAAGTCGCGGGCGCGGTTGACTTTGCCGTCGATAATTGGCGCACTGCCAGTGACGGTCATGTTGAAGCCACTGCCGCTGATGTCGGTGACAGTCGAACCGGATGCGTCATCCATCGCCCAGTACCCGAGCACGTTGGTGATGGGGTGCGTGCGGCCAAGGGCTTGGCCGCCGATGAGCATCACGCGGTCTCTGTCAACGCCTTCGTCCAAAAGTACGGCCTGATGATTGGTCCTGTATTCAGCCATTCGGCTGGTTGGGTCGTACGGGCTCCAAGTCAACGAGTAGCTGTCAAACAAATGCGTGCGCTGCGATGCGGTGCCGTCGTTCCACGAGCCGCCAGCAACCAAGACCTTGCCATTAGTCGCGACGTAAGGTAGCGTGAACGACAAGACTGTTTGGGTATGGTTCTGTCGCTCGCCGTTGCCGCCAGCGTCTGCAAGGAGCATGGAGGGCATTGCCGACCAGGTGTCGGTCCCCGGAGCGTAAAGCTCTGCCGTTGCGACCTGGCCGTTGACGTCAAAGCGGCTGATGGAGTTGCCTCCCGTGACAAGTACCCGTCCGTCGAGGAGTGCGCTTGCAGCGTGGCTCGACCGCGCACCGACCATATCGGCCGTGTCAATCCATTGGTAGGTTCTTCGTACCGCGCCAGCGGCCTCGGAACCGTCAGTGACGACCGCCGTGCTCACGAGGCGGAAGCGGTTGCACGAGGTCCTCGACGTCCCCCCACGCACACCGCCAATCAGCATCAAGTCGCCGTTCGCAAGGACGACTCCTTCTGTGTATTCATTGACAGGGTCGGGTGGCGTTTGGCTCGCGGACCAGGTCGTGCCGAACGAACCGTCGCTGATTGCAACCGCTGGGTAGGTCCCCGGGGTACCGGCAGAAACCCAGGGCTTGGTGCGCACTGACTTGAGGCCAGAAATCCAAACCGACGAACCGACGGTCAAGGTGTCCGGCGTCTCAAGCTCGACGGTCAAAATACCGTTGCCGTCACGCACGTAGCGCTTGACTTCGAGGGCCACGCCTTCCTGGCCGTATGCAGCGAGACCTGGCTCACGACCAACCGCTTGGGTGGTGGCGGGGAACTGTACATCGATTTTGCCGCGAGTCGACTGAGCAACGACGACGGTTCGGTCGCCGTTGAGGGTCGTCTTTTTGGTCGGCGCAAAAAAAGTGTAAGCAAGGTTGCTAACTTGGGCTTGGGAGCCTACGGTACCGAGGGCAGAAGCCAGTTCGAGAGTCTGGACGAAGTTGATGCCGCTCCACTGGTACGAAACTGAACTGATGGTGTACGTTCCCGCAGGAACTGGCGTCGCGGTAGGTCCGATGACGACATAGTCCCCGGCTTCAAGGCCTGTGATGTCGATGAGCGGCACTCCGACGGTCGTCAAGACCATTCGGGTAACGTTTTGGGTCGGAGCGCTGAAGACCCAAGAATAGCCCGAGCCCGAAATATCGCTCGCGTAGACTTCCTTGTGAGTCGAGAACTTGAGGGCGGGCTGAGCCGTGCCTCCGGTGACCCTGACGAACGACTTGAGGCCGAGCGAGGGGCTGTAAATCTTGACTTTCGAGCCCCCGGTGATAGGGTCTACGAACGAAAGAGCGATTCCTTCCTCGATTCGCGCGTCCAGCAGCGTTTTGGTGATGACCGCAGCGACTTCGGTTGCGGTTGCACGCGAAATCGTGGTGAACTGCTCCGAACGGAACGTGACGGGGACGGCGGTTTGCTCGTCGAACAACAAATCAAGCGTGTCGCCATCGGTCAGGGCATAAGGACCTTCTTCGGCCGTGTCGACCCAAGCGCTCGATGCGTCACGACCATAAAACACTTCGAGAATTCGACGAAGAGCGTTGTGGGTCAGCTTTTCGTTCGTCAGGCGAATCGAAAGTTGGCGAAAAAGCTCGTCAGAAAGCCCGAGGTCCTTGGGGCGAAGGAGGCCGTCGTTGGAAGCGAGGCGGTCCAGGTAGGGTCCGCTGGCACTGGACTTAAAAAGCTGGTCAAAGGCCGCACGGGCGTTGTCCCAATTGATGGTGTCGCCCTGCGAGAGAGCTTCGATGAGGGCGTCCCAGTTCGGTCCGGCCAGGGCTGGGCTCAGATGCTTGCGAATGACCCTGTCTGCGGTTTCTTCTTCGGCTCCGGCGGTCAGTGCGGTGAGGTTGGCCTGCTCCGAAACAACAAACGAGGCCGAATTAGTCGACAGCGATAGCGAACTCGGCGTCTGGACGTTGGAAACCGTGACCGTCCAGGTGCCCGCTGGCAGGGGCGCTGTGAGCAGCAAGTCGAGCGCCTGGGGGTCGCCACCCACAATCGACACACTTGCGACTGTAGCGACCGCTGGGCCGCTTAAAGCATAGTTCGTGGGGTTGAGGCCGTCTGTCGAACTGGCCGGGTTGGATTGACGAGGGTCGGCCGAGAACAAAACCCGGACAGTCGCATCGGCACGGTACTCGGCGCCGACGACACTGAACGAACCGGTTGTGAAGGTAGATGAAATCATACGATGTTGACACTACCATCTCGGACGTTAATTGCAGTCAGAGTGTAAGTCGTTCCTGGAGTTTGCGGGTCCGTTGTCAACAAATAAGTCCGGGCGTCTACCCGTGCGACCGAATGGACCCGCAAAGTCGGGGTGATGGAGTAATTGGCGGCGACCAGGGCTTCATCGGTCACTGCTTCATTGAAGATTACCCGTACCGTACGCACGTCAACAGACTGCAGGATCGTGAATACTGGCGCAAGTGCGACAGCCGTAAAGTTCGCGCTCGCCAGGTTGAAGGCTTCTCCGTCGACCGAAACAATTCCATTCAACGGGAAATATACCGTCTGGATGTCCCCGTTGTGAGGTTCGGTATGGAACACGCGAATCGTATTGAGACCTACCGTTGTGACGCCCGTTGCGGCGATTTTGATGTCAGAGACAGTCCCAAACCGCCAGAAAGTGTAGTCGGCTGCTTGCAGCACGATGGGGAGGGCCAGATTCACTGCGAACACAATGTCCAGGTAGTACGGGCCCGGAATGAGCGTGGGGCTAGAAAAGCCGGTACTCGGCGGCGGACCTGGCGGAATCACTACTTGGCCCGCAAAGACAAACTCCGACTCGTCTCGGCCAGTCAGTTCCCACGTAAAAAATGGGATGTCGATGAAGTTGAAGTCAGATTCGAGAAGGGCCATACCGCTTCCTCTTTAGGTAGTGGGAGCGACGCCGGGGCACGGCCACACGTAGTCGCCGACGACAGTGCGGGTAATGACACCAGACAACGAAATCGGCTCTCCAACCGCTGCGTTCGTAGTATAGATGTCGGGAAGAATTCCTCGGTAAGCATACTGGGCGCCGCTATTGCCCGCCCAGACCGCGCACGCCGTGGCGTTGTACTTGCCGTTGAAGGCATCGGTGCCGTAGCTGCCCGAACCCGTCATGTCGGTGCCACCGGCACGCAGGCCCTGCATACCGCCCGTGTTGACTACCGTGAGTCCATTCGGCGAGCGACCGACGACTCCGCCCGCACCGTTGGCGATCTGCGCAACCGTGCAGGCGCCTCGGCCCGATGATTGTGCGTTGCCGACCCAGAACGTATTGCGCACGTCACCAGCGTCAGCACCGGTCGTCTTGAGCAAGGCAATCGTGGCAAAAACCACGCCCGTTCCGGCACGCGACGCCCAAAAGCAGAACTGTCCGTCCGTCCCTGTGATGAAGTGGGTGAAACACGTCGCGCCGGTCGTCGTGTCGGCAAGGAAGGTTTGCGGCGCGTTGCCCGTCGTAGTCGTTGCCCAAAGGAACTCCTCGGTCGACGTGGGACGGTCATTGACTGTACCTCCGGTGAAGGGAACAGCAGACCTCGTCGCAGCCAGGACGATGTTGCTGTTTGTGGCGTTGATGCAGTCAATCACTATCTGAAGACCGCTCGTGGCGTTTTCCAGCCAGATCCACGAGTGCGGGGAAGACGCTGCCGCCCAGACGAGGTTGGTGCGCGCGGCGATGTGATTAACGCCGACAAGACTGACGCTTACCGAGTTGCTGGAGCCCTTCACGGTCCAAACGCTGTTAGCGTTGCGAGTGCCCGTCAGCGTACCGCCGGTCGCCGTGTCGAGCAGATTCTCGATGATGGAAAAAATGAAGCTCTGCGCAAGGTCGAGTTGCACCGCGTTTGCGGCGTAGGGCCTATTCATCCGCGAGTTTCGAGTCTGCGTAAATGCTGGGAATGCCATGATTGATTCCTATTTGGGTTAGTCGCCAACAAAGCTGATTTGGATGTCCTGCTCGATGTCGTATACGAGCGGCTTTTCGTACGGTTGGACCGCAATCAAATCGCTGCCGCTACCGTACGTGGGGCTCAGGATTGTTACGGCAACGACGCCATTCACCGACTGGGCGGCAGAGACCAGGTCGCTGATGGCGATTGAAGCTCCGACCTTGGTTTCGTTGATGGTTGCAGCGACTGCCGAACGGACCTGGTCGCGAACGTCGAGCAACGAGGCTCCCGATTGGGTGCGGATAGCCAGCGAAGCCGTGACACGACGGACAAGTGGCCCACTGATGTTGATTGCTGCGCCTGCAGCGGCGATGCCGGGATAGGTACTCGACTGCGATTCGTCTCCGTAGACGACCCGGTTGGCCTCTTCAATCAGACCTGTGCTGTGGGTGTATCCGTCAGTACCAGGAACGGCCGACACGGTCGGGAATTCGAGCTTGTCGAGTACGGTAATAACGGTACCATAACCGGCGTTCACCTTAGTTGAACCAGCCGAGGTGCTGAACCGAATATCCATCGCCGTGCCGTTAGGAGCGATAGACTGGATTTGCTTGATGAGACGTCCCGGTACGGACTCGTAGACCTGGACGAGCGGGCTCGAAGAACCAAGGACGCCTGCTGACGCGCCAACGGGAACCTTCGTAGAAATGTCCAGGTAGCACTGGTTTTGGTTGCTGAAGTTGATTCGAGCGACCTTCCAGGACCCGATGTTTTCGACACCCCACAAAGCGGTGTTGATGACGAGCGTGTCGGCAGGCAGAATGCTGTCGTAGTCCAAAAACGCAACGTCGACTGTGGCGTTCTCTTCGACGACGTTGGGATTTTCAATCCAGAACGTGCTCGTCGAGGTCTCAGTCCGAACAACCCTGAAGAGGCCACGGTTGAACGTATTGGCTGTACCGTTGGCGGCGTAGGTCGAGTCAACGCTTCGAGGGTCGATAGCTACCCAATCGCCTTCACGGACGGAAGAGAACCCGTTCAGGGTGGCCGCGCCGTTGTAGACGTAAGCCACGAAGGCGCCCTGTTTTTCGATGTGCCAGTTCTGACCGGTCGTCAATGCGTTGACGACGTCCTGGGAGTACTTCCAGAGCTTGGAGCCTGAGACATGGACCAGACCCGTTCCGTTGATGGCCGTCAGGGCGGTGCTACCGGCGATAATGCTCTTGGGTGCTACGATGGCGTTATCGAGCGATACCCAGGCGCCACCAGTCAGGCCTTCAGCTTCAGCGGTCGAGACCGTTGCGACCATAGTCGTTACACCAGCGACAGATGCGTTGCCAATGACCGCTGCGGTGGCCGCATTGGCCGAGCCACCGACGGCGAGAACTGAGCCAGCCGAGCCGCCCGAAATAGTGGTGATTTGAGGAGCAGCGGCCTGGAGTCCCGAAGCAATTTCGGCACCACTGAACAGGCCCCCAACTGCGGCCGAGTTCAAGAACCGGACGACGTTTGCGGACGTGATGGGAACCAACCTGACGTCTTCGTTAATCCAGTCGGCACCGGCCACCAGAGTCGCTTCGACAGCGTCCTTGAAGGTGAACTCGAAGTTATCGGTGGTCAGCACGGGGGCGTTGGTCACCTGAACGAAATTGAGACCATCCTTCAGTGGATACCAGGGCCCGACGCCGGAGTTGTTGTTGCCCAGGCCGTTGGCCGGGGCTTCGTAGGTCGCCCACGAAATCGTACCTGCGGTCGACTCAAAGCCAGTAATGGCCGTGTTGAGAGCGCCGACAGACGCGATGATTGCGGAGGTTGAGTTGGCAGCAGCGTTCAACGGGTACATCGTGAGCGTGGTCGGGTTGACCGGCGTCCAAGAAATAGCGGTGGAAGTCGCACCTACTGTGGGGACCTGGAACGTGACCTTGTCGTTGGCGAGAGTGAGAGTTTTGCCGACGGTGGCCTGTGGAGCGTCAGAAATGATGTCACCAGACACTGCCAAAGAGCCCGACAAGCTGACCTCTCCCCCGAGGTCCTTGCTGATGGTCAGCACGCCAGCGATTGCAGCCGTGGTCGTCGCCGTGTCGTTGTAGCTGATGCTCGTACCTGATGCGGCCGTGAGAACCTTCGTGCCCGTCGTGAAGTTGACGTCAGTCGATTGCAACCAAACCGGGTCGCCGACGACCAGACCGTGGTCGATAGCTCCAGGGGTCGTCAAAGTCATCGTGGTGTGGCCGTACTGGGTCGTCGTGCTCGTTGCGGTACCGCCACCGCCGAAGGTCAGCGCCTCGCCAACGAAGAAGTTGCCTGCGACTCCCGTGACGACGACGTATGTGCCTGAGTCGGAAACGGTCGTAGCCGTAGCACCCGACGAGCCGCCAGTAACGACACCAGTGCGAGCGCCTGCGCCCGAAGCGTACCCGATGCGGATTTCACGCGCACCCGATGCGACAGGCAGGTGGAAGAAATAGGTGTACGTCGACAAAAGGTTCGGCGCATCGAGTGCCGTGGTTGCACGTCCGATGTAGCTTGTGTTGCGCAGTGAGGTAATTGCACGCGCAGCCGACGACGCAAGACTTACGCTGATGTTGGTCAACGTAGCTGCCGTGCTGCTGACTGTGGCTCCGACTGCGGCGTTTGCGGCAGAAGGGTACGAATACCCGACACGAGCGAAGTTGCCTTCGGAACCATGCCTGAAGTATCGCCACAAAATACCGTTGGCCTTTGCGCGGGCCTTCATGTGAACGGCGAAGTCGGTCCAGTTGAACCCGACACCGAACGCCTGGGCCAAGCTGGCACCAGAGTTTTCCGTGTCGGTCATGAAATTCGCTGCACCGTACGTGTTCGTCGTCGGCTTGACCTTGCGGTACATGTTCATCGTGTAGCGTTTGGTGATTTCGTCCCCGTCGAGCACAATTCCAAGCTGGTCACGGGCACTGATGGCGTATGGAGACATCGCCATGAAACGCTGTTCCGGCAACCACTGCTTGGCGACGGCATCGCGCAAGGTCAACTGGGCGCCGGTACGCGAAGTAATCGTCGTGAAAAAGTTGTCGTTACCCCAACGCAGGCCGGTGTTCCCCGTGGACTCAGGCTTCGACTTGAGGGCCTCGATTACCGACCCGCTGCTTGGGGCGGTACCCGCACCGTAGTTGATGACGGTGGTGCTCGTGACAGACGAAAGGTTGTACGACGTGAACGATGGCGTTCCACGCTGGCTCTGTTGCGCGACTGCACTGGCGAGGTGGCTGATGCCGGACAATTCAGGTGTAGCGACCGGGAATCCAAGTGCCGTGCCGCCGACGTTTGCGGCAACGACAGCCAGGTCGCCGTTGATGAAGGTATTGGTACGGATACGTACACGGTCCGTACGGTAGGTCGATGCGGTTGCGCCACGAAGCTGCGACTGAATCGCAGTGGCCATGGTGGCTGGCGTGTACGGATTGCCCGCGACCAGGAGAGCGACACGCTGGGGGACGGCACTTGTACGGACGACCTTGAGGCCGCCATTTACCGCACTGAAGGCGGCTTGAGTTGCGGCCCACGCGGCTGGCTGTTCAACTTCAAGCCACGAATAAGGCGCGGTGCCGGGTACGCGAACGATTCGGTATGCACCACGGTTGTCGATGGTGAAGCCTGAGTCCGTGAGGATTACCCAGTCACCCGCGCGTACGCCTTCGAAGATGTTGGCGGTCAGGCCGGACTCAATCCGAACCCGCTGACCCCACGAGGGGCTGGCGTTCAGGGTGACCTGGAGTGAGGTACCGGGACCGACAAGAGTGGGTACAAGGGTGCTGTTGCCATCGACGGTAACCCAGAACTCGGCACCCGATTCTCCCGTGACCGTGGTCGCCTCAGCGGCGATGGTGAGAGAGGTCATTGTCGCGGACTCGACGAAACTGCGAGTCGAGAACGAGCCCGCAGTCAGGCGCTCGCCAGGAAGCAGGGCAACGTTGAGCTTGATTTGGCCCAGGTTGCGGTCGAGGAGATAGTCCTGGTCTTCACCGACGGCATAGACGTCGCTGAAGAACGCGGCTGAGGTAGTCCCGCCAGTGATTGACAGCGAAGCAGCGGCACTACGGCCACGGTTGGAGGTCAATACCAGCGAAGAGCCCGAGACCGTGGTGGTCACACCGGGAATCTTGAGGTTGAAGACCTTCGCCCAGCTTGCGAGGTCGTTAGCCTGGCTGACGACGACGTATGGGGTCCCCGCGTTGACGAAGTCGACGTCATTGAAAGTCACGGCGACAGCGATTCCGTCGACCGAAATGTTGAGTGTGGCGCCAGCACTGATGGCCGACCAGAGCGAGTTCGGCTTGGTGACAATGGCTGCAATCCGTCCGTCCTTGTTCAGGCGGATATCGTCCTTGTAGAGCCACAGCGTGTCGGCGAGGAGCGAAGTGAAGCCAAGGGCGGCGTTCGCATCGACCTCTCCGGCACTGGGAGCTACGACTTGGATTTGCTCGTCGGAGTCGGCCTTGGCGGTCAGAATGACCTTGGTGCCCGAAGCAGACGTCCTGGCCGTCCACAAAAGGGTCGGGTCGGCGTTGATTGCGGCGGCGACTTCGTAGGCTGAAGCGTTACCAATCGACCTGAATTCGGCCGGTCGGAATACGTGCGTCGTCAATACGCCACCGACCTCAACTGCGAGACGCGAGAGGTCAGACAGATTGAAAGGGGCGCTCAAGGACGACTGGACGAACGCCTTGGCGACTGGACGCCCGTTCGCAAGCTGGAAGTATTGCTCACCGCCGACAGCGCTCTCGACCAGGACCTCGAAGGCAATTCCTTCGGTCTTTTCTTCGTAGCCGGTACCGTCATCGATGTACAGCGCGGCCGGTTCGCCAGCCTTGGTGACGACCGAGGCGCTCAGAATGCGCTTGTTCTCATCGAGAGCAGTCAGGCCGACAACGCCGCTCTGGATGGCGAGTGCCGTGCCGCGCGTACGCGACTGGCGTGCCTGCCTGATGCGCTCACGGTACGACCGGTCGTCTTCAGTGTCGTACCCGTTCGTGAACGGAGCAGGGTTCGTTACGGTAGCTCCGGCAAACGGTGCAGAGACCAGCGAAACCACGCTGCCAACGACGGCGTTGCCAATGACACCCGCTTCGAGAGCGCTGGCCGGGACGCTGGCAATTTCGGTTTCGCCGTCTGGAATTGTTGCCGCGAATGTGGTAGAGAACTGAACAGCGGTTCCAGCGTTACCTTGCGCGGTGCTGACGACCGTATTGACGGGAATGGT